GAATTTCTATTGAGTTTTGATAATATCTCGTAAGATGACGGTAATTGTATTATTAATTGGCTCAAAGCTAAATCGTTTTGAGTCAGTGACGGCATTCGTGGGAGCGCTGGCAATTGACTTTGCCTATACGCTTCCTGTAGTAGTAGGACTATATATTAAGTAAGATGAAAAGAAATGAATCAGTAGGTATGTTCTACCTATACACAATTTTAATAGCAAGCGTAGTAATTGCGCTATTGCATATGTAGTAAGTAAAACCAAATAAATCAAATAAAGATGAAAACAGCAATCTTAATTGCAGCACTCGTATTGGGTGCAGGAGTATCCGCGAAAGAAAGTAACGGACAAACGGAAGTAAACTATCCGGGAGGAAAGAAAAAGTCAAGAGGGTTTAACTATCGCCAGCATAGACATTGGGTAAAAGGTTATCCTAAATGTAGAATGAACTAATACGGGAGATATGTATAGAGTGGAAATAGAATGCTCACTAGGTGAGCTCGTTGTCTATATCAAGGCAGAAAGTACGTACCATGCTATTGAGTTAGCATTGTACAAAGAGGGAATGAATAAGTTTCAACCCGAAAGGAGTAAGTATAAAGCACAAAAAGTTTAATTAAATAAATACAGCACAATGAAAACAATTGATTTAAGTAAAGGCTTCTGCATCAAGGCAGAAGATGCGTCTAACAAGTGGAACTTCTTCATAACGAAGATTAACTCCACTAACAACAACGGTAGCTACTTCCGAGGTACGTCATGGGGAAGCTATTACGGCATGACACCAAGCGGTGGTGGTTACTCTACATCATATGAGCCACCTTTGTATCAAGTAATCACTCTTGAGCAATGGTTTGAGATTAACAATGTAGAGATGATTCAGTGTTATGACGGGCACGAATACATGAAAGACCTATGTGTCTTACTAGGTGGTGACTCTGAGTACGAAGGTGAGTACGCACCATTAGATAGATGTCTTATCCCCGACTATGGTAGCGGTGGATACATACTGCATTCAGAGTCGCGTAGCACATATCATGGTGAAACATTTCCGAGAGACCGGGATTCCGACTACGGAATCGTTTACTCCGAATATCATAGTGAGTATTTCCATGAGGAGGATGATGACCTAATCTATGGATACACTGGATATCGCGGAGGAAGTGAGGATTATTTCCTAGATAGACATGGTGAGGCTGTACTAATAAATGGTGACTGGTATCGTAACGGAGAGGTTGCGAATGATAACGGCTTCGTTCAGTCAAACGGTGAGTGGTTCGATGCCAGCAGCGTGTGTAAAGATAACTCGTCTTACCAATCCCTTGAGCGCAGGTTCAAGGATGTACATAGGGATGCGAAGTTTCGCATCGGATTCGAGATAGAGAAGGAAGATAAAACGGAATGCGAGATAGGTTATGAAGAACTATACAACCGTACCGGATGGTGTAAAGAAGATGACGGCAGCTTGTGTAGTCACATAGGATATGAGCTAGTAAGTCCATGCTATGACCTATTCCATAACACTATGGACAAGGATATAGCAGATAGTCAAGACCTAAAGGACTTGATAAATGCTAGCTACTCTGATAATTGTGGCGGGCATATCAACCTGTCATCTACATTATTCAACCCAGAACAATTGTTCGAGCATATATCGGGATACTTCCCGCTCTTCTATGCCATCTATGAGAATCGCATGAGTGAGCGGTACTCACGAGCAAAGAGAAAGGGTAACTACATAGATGACCGAGGCAAGTACTCTAGTTTCTACATCAAGAGTAATGTGCTAGAGATTCGTATCCCGCCAGCCGTCAAGTCAGTGACTAACTTACTATGGAGACGCGACCTCATCCGTATCATATGCAAGTCTATCAAGCTTATCAATAAGAAAGGTTTAGAGTCTTACTATGCTGGACCTTCTGAGGTGGAGGTTCTCATATCTATGACCAACGAGAAGTCTGCATTGTACAAGCATCTTCGCAAGGTGTACACTACAGATGAGCTTACTAAAAAGGTTCAAAAGTTTGTTGAGTACAGCAAGTCATACAATGACAAGCACGTACCTCGTGTGACCAAGTTTTTATCCGATGACCTTGGTGATGTAACAGATTCATTGGGCGCTTAATTAATTAATTAACTAACTAAATAAAAATAAATATTATGTGTATCGCAATTTTAAATACTAAACAAGCAACACTTGGAAAGGAAACCCTACGTAACTGTTGGGAAAATAATGGGGATGGTGCAGGTATCCTGTACATTGGTGCTAACAAAAAGATGAGTGTATTCAAGGAAATGAATAGCTTCGATAACTTTTACGAGAATTATATAGACCTCAAGAAAAAGTATGGTAGGCGTAACATGGTGCTTCACTTCCGCATCAGTACTCATGGCAAGGTAAACGAGACTAACTGTCACCCATTCCTAGTAGATGACAATATCGGATTCGTTCACAATGGTATGATATACGATGTACCTAACAGCACAGAGTATTCAGATACGTATATGTTCAATGAGACTATACTCAAAAATCTCAAGGAAGGCTTTGAGTATAACGATACTGTACTTGATATGTTAGATACATTCATAGGTGCTGGTAGTAAGCTTATCTTCCTTAACAAAGACAATCACTATGCTATCGTTAATGAGAAGGCAGGTCATTGGAACATGGGATGTTGGTTCTCTAACAGCTCATACAAGAAAGTTAACAGCTACGTTGACTATGGTGGTGTACGCAAGTCTAAGTCTTCATTAGGCTACAATAATTGGGGTGGCTATAATAGTTGGGATAACTCACTAGGTTATGGTAATAGCTACCATAGTAAGTTTAAGGAGACTACAGCCAAGCAACAAACAGTATGGTCTGACTTCGAAGATATTCCCGAGGTATGCAGCGATTGTGGTATAACTCTCATGGGTATGAATGAGATTGAAGCAGGTACTTGTCACTATTGTCAAGAAGAGGCACTCAAGCTTCAAGCTGCTACACCTAAGCAATCAATGTACAAGGTATCTGATACGTGCGATTGTTGTACAACAGTTAAGGAGGTAGAGTATAATGCAGCATACAATGCCTTTATGTGTCAAGAATGCACAGATTTCTTAGGAGCATAGTAATAACGTTCAATATCAACAACATGGACACAATAGAAACCAATGAGTTATTAGCAAAGTTTATGTATCTTAGGTTTGACCCCGAGATGAATGAGTACTACTTCCCCGTTTACAACAGCGGGGATTGGCACTCTCCAGATGAATTACTATTCCATGAATCATGGGACTGGCTCATGCGTGTAGTCAGAGAGATAAAGTCTCATGATTACCATTCACAGGACATAGATGAGATTAACAACCATCTAGTAAGACAGGATTTAGAAGGGACGTACAAGGCGTGCGTGAATACAGTAAACAAAATCAATAAATTTTTTCAATCATGATTTCAATTGAGTATTTAATTGAGCAATTGTCAGACAAGCTCAGCAAAGAAGAAAGAGAATGGTACATAAATACCGCAAGGGAGAGACATCGTAAGGAAATAGAGAAAGCCTTTGAAGATGGTAGGTCTACAGGTCAGTATGATTTTCAATGGGCAGATGGTAAGTTCTACTACGATGAGTTATTTAGTATGGAGGATTAAAGATTTAAGCTATGAAAGTAGAAGAAGCAATGCAAGTATTAAAAGATGCTGGGTATTATGTGGAAAATCTATGGTGTATTCACGATGTTGATGACGATAGACTAACAAAGGAAAACAAGTTAAAAGTACTACACAGTGCTATACATAGAGAAAATATATACAGCATGATAAATGAGAATATAGCAGATGAATTGTTAATACTAAATGAAAGTAAGATGAAAAGTATAGAAGAAGAAGCACAAGAATACAGAAAAAACTCAATGACCAAAATGTTTCTTGAGGAAAGAGCATTCATAGCAGGAGCATACTCAAAGTGGGTAAAAATACAAATTATAGAAGCTAAAATAGAAGGTTTGCAATTAGCTAGTCAAGATGCAATGGGTATAGTGCATAGAATCATGGAATTAGACCAAAAACTTAAAGAATTACAAGATGAAAGCAATACTAGAGTTTAATCTTCCGGACGACAAGGAAGATTACGAGATGACGGTAAATGCATCTAAATACTACCTCGCATTGTGGGGTATCAAACAAGAGCTTAGAAAGCAATTAAAGTACGCTGAGCTATCTGAAAAAGAATATGAGATATATGAGAAGGTCAGCGATAAGTTTCATTCAATACTAGAAGACAATGGAATCAATGGTGACTTCTGAGTTATTCATGCAGATAGGATACCTGTTAGTAGGTATATGTATAGGAATGATATTCGGATATTATACATGGCATGACGATGACTAAAAAATGCTTTAGATGCAGAGAAAATCTTCCGATGGAAGCATTCTCTAAGAACAACAGGAAGAGCTGTCTGAGGTCAGATATGGGCAGAAACAAGGTATGTATTGCTTGTAATATAGAAAGAGCAAAGGAAAGTATGAGCTGCCTAGAATTCAACTACAAGACAGGTAAGTTTGACAAGTTAATATTTGCAAACGAACAACAGATTTATGAACATTTTAAAACTAAACAAGATGAACAAGTACCACATTTGCTACCTACTGAAGGAGGAATTATGCTCGGGGATAAACGTACAAGCCCCAAGCTACATGGATGCGCTAAAGACATTCGAGAAGAATAAAGGAAAGAAACACATAGTCTACATCTCAATTCTTGCATAGATTTTTTAACTAAATTAGTTATGCTATGAAGATAATAGATGTACTTAGAAGACACCTGCCTATGAAATACATCAAGGCAATACAGAACAACATGATTGAGCCCAATGAAATATTCATGGAGTCAATGAGTTTAGAGGTTGACTTCCTTACACTATTTGATTGGGAGGATTCAAGAGAAGGCTATGAGTTTTGGGAATCAGTACTAGAGGCTATGCTACTAGGCTCTGACTTACCAGACTTCCCGGTAGTTATAGACTACGCGCCTAATACATACATTATTGCTAATGATAAAATACAATTGCTAAACATGGGTGGTTCAGGTCTTGACATAGAATTCGATATAGACAAGAAGCTAGTAAAGCAAGCAAACCCAAGGGCACTAGAAAAATATTTATCATTTTTAAATTAGTATGGAATTTTTGTATAACTTTGTTCTATCATTGTCGCAAATGATGTTTGTGCTGTAATAAAAAAGGTTTCTGTACCTTAAACAATAGCCCCCATTGATTGCGACTAGATGGGGGTTTTTTAATTCCCCTATGTTAGATAGGGCAGCGTACATAAGCAAAGGTACTTCTCCAACTCATAAGGAAGGAAAAGACATCCTGTTTTACTGTGATGTCTATAATTAATCTTAAATGATAGAAATGGGTGTTCAAAGACTTATTACCCGCTATCAGCCAAAAGCGATATGAGTAACTCAACGGAAGCAATATGGTGGTTAATAGGTCTACTCTCTCCTTGGGGGTAGGGGGTAGACTTATTTTCTATCACCTTTGCTCAATTTATAATCTAACAAAAGCAATATGTTGGATTCAATTAAGTATTAACTAAAAACAAATAAACATGGAAACACAAGAAAGAAAAAGAAGGAGAGGTGAAGAACAAAAAAGCTATGTTCGATGGACCATCAAAGACTTATCTAAGTTGATTGAACTTAATGGTCTTGACAAGAAAAGCTATGGAACTTCTAACGAAGGTCTTGATGACATAGCCAAACAAATGGGAAGAAGTAAGAGCTCTATAATAAGCGCGTATCACAAGTACATACAGACAGGTAGATACAAGGTATTGTCGCGTGACTTAGTAAAGAGCCCACAAGACCCAACAATAGGTATGGCAGAAAAGAAACCGGAAGCTTACATACAAAACGTAAAAGTAAGGAAGGCAAGGAAGCCTAAGGTACAGACAAGGACAGAGACAGAGATATCTATCCTATGGGGGCTAATTAAAATAGTTAAGGGATGAGGTATATACTATTTACATCAATGATAGTTGGAACACTATTCCTTTCATTCCAAACAATAGAAAGAAAAAAGATAGATAGGTTGGTAATGGGTGAACATCGTTTGCCCGTTCCCATAGACACAATGACCTTTTCTCCCGATAGCTTATACTCCTATCTACATCGGATAGGAATGAAATACCCAAGAATTGTTTATAGGCAAGCACTACTTGAGTCTGGAAGATTTAAGTCAGACCTATTTAAGAATGCCAATAACCTATTCGGTATGCGTATGCCTAACATCAGGAAGACAACAGCCATTGGAAAGTACAAGGGATACGCTAAGTTCTCATGTTGGAAGCATTCAGTAGATGACTATAAGCTGTACCAAGACTCTTACCTAAGCTCAGCAAAGACAGAGGAGCAATACTATAGATTGCTTGATAAAAAGTATGGAGCTACAGGTAGGTACTCTTACACACTTAAACGTATGAACGATGAAACTCTTCAGAAGAATAAGTAATTTCATATTCCTAATTATTGTATCAATTTTTTATCGGGAATAATTTTGTTATTAATTTTAAATTATTAATTTTGTATTTCAAATCTAATTTTTATGGACAGGAAAGGTATCAAAGACCTTTTGGATGCACACGGTTCATCAGTGAAAAGTATTCAAGAGGCATTAGTTCACGAGAGGATTCCGGGCAACTGGTTATCTTCACAAAATGTTTACAACTTAGTTAACGGGAATACTATCCCACGAGACGCTTACGTCTACATCTTCTTATCTGAATTCCTACAGGTAGATGTCAAAAAGATTCTTTCTAGGTACACAAGAAAGACACAAGTATTAGTTAGGGAACACGACTTATTTTAAAAACAAACAATTATGGAAAAATTAATTTTCGGTTTTTACACCGATGGTGATGGCGCTCGCCTTGAAATTAACGGAGACATCGCTGACTTGATGTCGGGATTCGTATTAGCATTCACTGTTAATCCCGAGATAAAAGATGTGATAAAGAAATCATTAGACTTCACCGACAATATGGATGAGGATATTATGAATCTAATTAAAGACAATGTAAGCAATGAAGCAGAAGACACCGAGGCAGATACTAATTGATGATATAATTTGCATCTTCTTTCAGGTGTGCGTATATGTTGCCTATTTCGTATGGGTAATGACAGTATCAAAGAAACAATAATCGTTCAATATCAACAACTATGAAAAACATCAAAGAATTATCAAGACCATTACAAATCACTGACGTTGACTTTCGCGTTCAGTCAATTAATAATGGCGGCTATGCTACAATCCTTGCGTACAAAGACGCTAGGGTGGACATGAACAGGCTTGACGAAGTGCTAACTCCTATGGGCTGGCAACGTGACTACAAGCTTATTGACGGCAAACTATTCTGTGGTATCGGAATCTATAACGATGACATCCACGAATGGATATGGAAATGGGACGTAGGTACTGAATCAAATACCGAAGCTGAGAAGGGACAAGCGTCTGACGCATTCAAGCGTGCTTGTTTTAATCTAGGTATTGGTCGCGAGTTATATGACTACCCTCTTATCTCTGTCAAGCTTAATGACAATGAGTGGACTAAGGATGGTGGTAGACCTAGACAAACATACAATCTCAAGATAAAAGAATGGACGTGGTACTCAGAGTTTACTGATGATGGATATATATCTTTCTTAGCAGCTAAGGATGAGAACGGAAACCTACGATTCAAATGGGGAACGATGAAGCCAAGAGTCGAAGCACCTAAGGAAGAGCCTACTCCCGAGCCAGAAGTACTTGAAACTTTGACAGAAGAAGTCTTGAAGGAGACTAAAGTAGACAGCGTTAAGGAAGTACTTAGCCTTGAATACAAGAATCTATTCGGTAAAGCACCTCACGGTAGGATGTCAACAGAACGCATCAAGCAAGAGATTGACGCTGAGCTTGACCGCTTAGCAACTCAAGACGATGAAGAGGCACAGGAGGTTGAGGAAACGCCTGAGGGGATACAACCAATCATGGAGCACGTAGATACGATTGAGTCTTATACCAATGCTACAGAATTTGTTGAGTGGGCTAAGGACATAGTAACTAAGCACGCCAACGATTCATCTGCGGAATCAATCGCAGCATTCAAGAAAATGTGTAACGAGCACTACGCTAAAATTGTTAAGTAATGGATATTTTTGAAACTAAAGAAACGGGTCTCTCTATTAACTTAGGGAGACTCTCTAAAGAAACTGTAGCTGTAATGGCTCAATCTATTGTTGAGAATGTACTACAAGGTAATGAGTATGCTCTTGAGCAATACGTAAAGGCTAAGGGTCTAGCTGAAATAGCAAACTCTATTGTTGACGGGCTCAAGGATATGGCTATCAGAGATGCTGCTAATTACACAACAGAAGACAAGGTACTAGGATGTACTGTTCAGGTCAAGTCAACGGCTACCACCTATGACTTCTCTCACAATACAGAATGGGCTATGCTTAACGCTCACCTAGAAGCAACCAAGAAGAAGATGAAATACATTGAATCACAAATGGTTGAAGCTTTGAATCATGAGCAAATGGTAGACATGGATGGAGTTATTATTGAACCAGCCAAGATTAAGAAACCGGGCGGTACTACTATCGCTGTAAATATGCCAAAGGAATGAGTGAAGAAAATAAAGTGAATGCCGATACCATTAGGCTTCTCAGGGCGGTAGTGAAGTTATCTTCCGCCCTTAATGAATTCGATTCCATAATGTATGAGTCCAAGTACTTCAAGTTTAACTTCAAACGAATAAGTTCAAACTGGGCTAAGCTCATACAGATTCACACCGATGCTCTTATGAAGTCATTGGTAGAAGAAGATGACAAGACGTTTGTTGATGTCTACTCACAATTCGAGGAGTCCATTAAGGATGTAAGCGCTGGCACAAAAGAAAGGACAGACCTAGTAATCTTCTATGCTAAGCTCAAGAGTGCAATGAATGACGTGGAAGAGATGGAAGAAAACAGATTTACTTTCTACCCTATGTTCATCCATAAGTACACATCAGATGTGATTACCCAAGTAGATAAACAATATAAGGGAATCATTGACATAAAGGACGCTAATGGTCACGGAATTGATTACATAGTTAACTATTTAGATAACCTAGGTAAAAAAATAATGTATTATGGAGAAAAACAATCTTGACCTTTGGGAGAACTGGATATACAACAATGGTCTATTCATCAAGGGAGATGAAGAATATGGTACTAGATATGACCTTTTATGTGAGATGGTTATAAGTTCTTACGCACTAAATGAGAAACGAAGACACATGGATTTGAAGGATAGGGTTACTTACTTCTTGAAATGGTGGCAAGAAAACAAAAACAAGATGCTTAAGTACAAGACAACTACATCAATAGGTAAGCTTCTAGATTGTGACCACACCACAGTTCTTCATCACATACATAAGAGGAAAATCAGTAGAGACTACAACAAGAACACATCATGTATTAAAGACTATTTAGAATCTTGATATGAGTAAATTTCTTAATCTTGAAAAGGTTTTGGATGAGATATTCGGAATCTTTTCGGATGATGAGAAGGTCAAGATTTTAAATGCGGCAGAAAAGGATTTCAGAAAGCTTGTAAAGGCTGACTCTGAAGGAGATGTTTCTGTCCTAATTGAGACCTTTAATGTCATCTTCAACAAAAGGTCTAGGATAATAAGTAAGAAGGTTGCTAACAAGTACAGGGAGATACTCAGGTATTATTCTTTGGATGATGTTAAACAAGCTATGTCAAGTGCTAAGGACGATGACTTTCATCGCGAGAATGGCTACAAGTATTGTACGCTAGAATATTTCTCACGCATAGAGCAGATTGATAAGTGGATTAATATTCAACAAGTCGAAGAAAAGAATACCTTTGTTGCCCCGAAATTTAATGTAAAAGGATAATGACGACATCAATGCAAACCCGCTCAGAACAGTTAGTGCTTAACGCCATACTGACTGAACCAAGTTGCATACATGAGGTCATGTCCAAGGTATCTAAGGATTCATTCCACAACCAAATACATATGTTGATATTTGAGTGTATCCTTGAAATATACCTGTCACAGAATCCAATCAATCTTATATCAGTTTACAGCACACTAAACAAAAAGAAATCATTACACAAACAACTAGCTCTTCAGGAATTACTGACCATTCACACTATGTTCAACTCGCAAGAGAAACTAGAACTAAGTAATGCAATCATCTTCCTACTTGCTGAGAGTGTACGGAATGAGCACATTGACTTTGCCAAAAAGATTGAACAGATAGCTTACGCTGATGACTATGACCCTAAGAAGGTTATAGATATGATGCAGAACCACATCTTAGATAACAAGTACAAGGCGCTAATAAATAAGAAAGACAGGAACAACAAAGAGCTCCTTAATGAACTTGAGATAAAGATGAGAGAAGCCTCTGAGCAGAGAGGTGTAAGCGGAATAAAGACAGGTTATGATAGATACGACATTGTAACTTCAGGTATGCAGCCGACAAACCTAATTATTGTAGCAGCTAGACCAGCTATGGGTAAGACACAATTCGCTCTCGGAATAATGAGAAGCGCAAGCATCAGGAACAATCACAAGGGCTTGTTTATTTCTTGTGAGATGGATGAGGTACAGCTAATGAAAAGAATTGTATCCGTAGACAGCGGCATCCCCGGCTACTCACTTAAACGAGGAGAGCTAGGGAGAAACGAGATAGGACGATTCGAAGCATCTAAGAATAGAATAGCTGACTCAAACATCAAGATTGTTGCAGGGTCATTCACCATATCTGATGTGTTATCTCTTGTCTACAAGATGAAGTATTCAGAGGGATTAGATTATGTTGTGATAGACTACATACAGAAGATAACATCTCCGGGCGCACAGAATAGAACCAATGAGGTAGGTGATGTATCAAGGAAGCTAAAAGATATGGCTAATGAATTAAAGATTCCTGTCGTAGCACTCGCTCAGTTATCAAGAGCAGTAGAGCACAGGACAGACAAGAAGCCAATGCTTAGCGACCTTAGAGAGTCAGGTGACATAGAACAAGATGCAGACATCGTTCTATTCCTATACCGAAATGGTTACTACATGAGCCCCGAAGAGAGAGAATCTAACCCGCTAAAAGATGATGGCTATGCAATCATTGCTAAGCACAGAGACGGAGAGCTTGAAGACATCTACCTTAGATTTGATTCAAACATCCCCGCATGGAAAAATCCTAATGAGCCCGATAATTACTTTGATACTTATCATCAGACTCAGATACAACCAAACATAGACTTCTAATGAAAAGAAACTCTAACTTTAAATTTGACCTAAGTATAGGCGAGCTGACAGAGATGATGCTAGCAGATGTTCTCACAAACAAAAAGGTTGAAGTCAAGAGAGACTTTAAAGCACTCGTAACAGGAAACACATTTGTTGAGTATGAATGCAGAGGCAAGCCTTCAGGTATATCAACTACCGAATCTGACTACTATTGTTTCTTCATATCGGATACAAGGTTTATATTTGTGGACACATTAGAGCTAAAAGAAAAATGCAGAGTGTATCTAAAGACAAGTAGAGATACTGTTGGAGGAGACAACAACTTAAGTAAAGGAATATTATTACCATTAATTGATTTATTAAAATGAACATTACACACGACTTTGATTCATCACCCGATAGGCACGTTGAATCCGTTATAGCAAAGTACAAATACCGCTCAAGAGTAGGCATCAAAAAGTACAATACAACCTTAGAACGCAACGACTTATCCATATCAGACTGGATGCAGCACTTACAAGAGGAGCTTATGGATGCCGTACTATACCTAGAAAAATTGAAGAGTGAAATTAAATCTAAGTGACATGACACCAAAAGAAAAAGCGGAAGAGTTAGTTGATAGAATGTATTTTTCAAGAAGATATGAAGATGAAGAAAATTATATTCCAAAACAAGCGTGGAATCATGCCAAACAATGCGCATTAATTGCAGTTGATGAGATAATAGAAGTATTAGTAGACTTATCAAATGGAGAATTTACTTATATACATAATGTGGAATACTGGCAAGAAGTTAAAAAAGAAATAGAGAAATTATGAAACAGACAGCAGTAGAGTGGTTAGAGATTGAAATAAGAGAACTTGAAGCTACAAGAAATGAAAGGTCTTTAAGTTTACATTTAGACCTTTATAATGAATATTTTAAACAAGCCAAAGAAATGGAGAAAGAGCAGATAATGAGAACCGCATGGCATTGCCATATTGAAGGTGTAAAACAAGGTTCAAAAACAAGTCAAGAATATATTCAATACGCTGAACAATACTACAACGAAACCTTTAAATCAGAGACAATAGTAACCGAATACAGGGATGGTACTATTGATGTTGAACACTTTAAAAAAGAATAGAATGGATGTGATTTATTTTCAACCAAAAGGAATAAGACCGAAATACTGCGAAGCTGGTATAATACAAGAAAGCGACCCTGAATATATTTGGTTTTTAGATGAGCCTTGTAAGATATTAATCAGTGAGGTAAAAATAATACCAAAAGAAAATGTTACTTATGACAAAAAAAGTAGGTCGTATATCGTTCAGGATGGCGTATAACGGTTGAGGTTATGAGTAGTGTAGCCTTGTATACCGTATCAAATTAGCACTACACTTGGTGGCTGCATTACTTATAACCTTTGTTAGCCACCGTATTTTAGTAATTTAATTTTAAAAACAAATAAAAATGGAAAAGACAAAATTTAGTTTAACAAACAGAGAAATTAGTGAGAGTTTTAGAAATGAAACATTTCACTTGATGCTAAGTGATTTTACAGGGGCAATGGCTTATTGGCTTGCAGGAAACCAACATAGAGCAAAGGTTGATATTGATAAGTCATTAAAAGCATTTTCGGAATATTTACAACAAAAATATTTCAAAACACACGATACAGTAAAAGAATTTACTTATGAGCAATTGAATGTTTTAATTTCAGAAGATGTGTTTATTGCTATTCCAGAATTATTAGAACTAAATCAAATTCCTTCAAAGGATTTTTATGATTTGGGGGCATTGGCTCGAAATGTATTTTATATGATATGTCGTGAGCAGATTGCGCAGCCTCTTTAATATGGTGGCTAACTAATGGCTATGCGTAACAATAGTACGGTAATTAAAACAGAATAGAATGACAGATATAGCAAAATGTGAAAACAAGATGTGCCAAAAAAAACAAACCTGCTTTAGATATATGTCAAAGGCAGATGAATATTGGCAGTCCTACGGTTCTTTTGGACCAGACAAGACAGGTAAATGTGACTTCTACTGGCCTTTCATTTGTGATTCATGCGGTAAGAAAGGAGAGCATACGGAAGAATGTAAACTGAGTAAGGATGTTTGATATATTTGACGAGGATGACTATCCTAAGCTATACATAGCAGATATACATATATCAGTTAAGATTCCAACGAGGTCAAAAAAGAACAAGGAATACTTCACGAGAAACTTTATGCTTGAGAAGTACCCAATAACTTTATTGGATGGTAAGATACCAACTAAGAGAATAGCAGATAGGTTGAACTCACATATCTATGAGAAACATATAAAGTCAGGAGATATTTCAAACATGATATTTAAACTTGAGAGTATATCCAACATCAAGTTCTCCTCTAATCTAGCTTACAAGTTTGATTATTCAATTCATTAGTGTAAACATTTTTTTATTATTTTTACAAGGTTTAAACGATTAAAACAAGATGGAAAGACAATTACTACAAGTCATGGATTTTCAAAAAGCTTTCGGTATAAATATGCCAGAAGTTCCTTCCGTGCTTAATGATGAAAGAGCCTCACTAAGGCAAGCGCTACTAGAAGAAGAAGTCGCTGAGCTTAGGGATGCCAAAGACATGAATGATGTAGCAGATGCCCTTATGGATATCCTATACATCACCTACGGAAGTATCCACGAATATGGGTTAGCCGACAGGGCAGTTATGTTATTTGATGAAGTGCACAGGTCTAATATGTCAAAGCTTGGCATTGACAGCAAGCCTGTATTCAGAGAAGATGGAAAGATTATGAAGCCTGATACATTCAGCCCGCCAAACTTAAAGCTTATCCTTGAAAGAGATTTCTCTATGTACAAGAAGAATGAAGTACTAGAGGAGATATATAAGAAGCACGAGGAAGAGACAAGGAAGATTATAGAAGATAAGATAAAGTCAACCCTTAATTGGTTTGATAGAATGCTTCTATGGATATCCGAATCATTCGAAAAGAGCCTACGTAAGCGCGTTATAGTTAAGTATCCAACAAGTAGCATAGGAAACATTATTGTGACCGTCTACGGTAAGGATTATGTTGTTAAATAAGAAAGGAAAATACGGAAACAAAAAAGAAATTGTAGATGGGGTTAAGTTTGACTCCCGACTAGAGATGTACTGCCATGCAGAACTGAAGAGAGTAGGGATAGAATTTATCTTCCAAGAAAAGATTGAGTTGATACCCAAGTTCCGGTATAATACTCAAAACATAAGAGCTATAACAATGTTAGTTGACTTTGTTGTTCTATTCGGTGGAAAGAGAATATACGTTGATACGAAGGGGATGCCAACAGAGGTATCCAAGATTAAATATAAGATGCTCCGATATCACCTAAGGGAACAGGAGAACACGGATGTTGTGTGGCTCAAGAATAAGAAAGAAGTAAATAGTTTTATTAGTAGTTTAAAAGAAGAAGAAGATGAGTACAATCAACAAAGTAGTATTGCTTGGTAACGTAGGAACAGTAGAAGTAAAAGATTTTGAGACAGGCAAGAAACTAGTCCAGATTTCATTAGCAACTAGCGATGGTTACAAGAAGAATGGAGAATGGGTAGACAAGACAGAGTGGCACAGATGTATATTTGCTATTCCGCAATTAGCTGAGAGAGCCGCATCAATTGAAAAAGGCGATAAGATATACCTTGAAGGAAGTATCAATACACAATCTTGGACAACCAAAGACGGAGAGAAGAAAGAAACTAGAGAAATATCTTGTACAATGTTTAAGACATTCTCTAAGGCTGCATCTAAAGGAGAACAGACTAAGTCAAGTCCAGCTCCTAAGAAATCAAGCAGCAATGACGACATTCCGTTTTAATTAATAAATAAGAGAATGGAAGAATATTTAGTTGACATAAATTCTAAGGACATAGGTGAAATAGTTGAGATGATAAGGATATCACATATCAAGATGCACTCAGAACCATTTGCTAATAAGATTGGCGTGTCAGAAAAGACACTACTTAGCGTTGAAGATGGATTGAGTGCTCATGGTATGTTAGTCTTGAAGAAGATAAACGAGGCTTTCCCTAACGTAAATATCAAATTCAACGTAGAGTTAAAATGAGCTTAGAAAAATCTGTAAAAAAAGTTTATCTTGATTGGCTTAGGCGTAAGCGTCAGCTAGCCTATAGGAACGTGAATGGCAAACTAAATAAGCATTCCAAAGAGAAGAAGTACATCAATAACGAGGAGGGCGATTAACCAAAGAACCTCCTCTTTTTATCTCCTCTATTTTTAGACTGAGCTTGCTTTACCGTCTTGTTCTTTGAGACATGAGCCTCATCTATTCCGTCACCATTACCGTGAGTTCCCTTCTTCCTGTTTATAGCCTGTAGGACAGCACGATACTTCTTCCGTTCCTCAGTAGAATGGTATTCCTTATTGTACTTATCGCGCTTCTTAGCAGCCTCAGGATTCTCTTGATAGAACCTAGCAGTTCTACTCTTACCCTTCTTAGTGCCAGCTAATTTATTCCTTGCCATAGGATAAAGATAATAATTATTTACCCTGCCCCCTGTAAGACTTCTTATAGTTCTTGCTAGTCTTAGTCTTAGAAGTCTTAGTCTTAGCATGAACGCCCGGACGAGAAACCTTAGAGCGCTTTAGAAATAATAACGATTCTGATTTAATCTTTGCCATCTCACTTAGCTAATGACTTTAACATCTCAATCATCTTAGGCTGAGGTGATATATCTGTTTTATCTCTTCGGTATGAGTTATGAGTATATACCCCCGGTAATCCCGATAAAGCAGCCTCAGACACCTTCCACATATTATCCTCATTGTATGTAAGCGGAATTTTATGAACCTTATTCCAATACACTAACAACTGACGTACAGATTCAATCTGTGCATCCGTATATGCGTGGTAATATTTATGTCCCTTGTATGGAGTAGGTAACTCACAAACTTGGTCAGCAGGAACTACTCTATTTACATAGTTGTAATACTTTCCATCAGCCTTTAATTTAAGTGGGCCCCAATTGCATATCTCAATGCCAATAGCGAATGGGTCTAACCTTTGATAAGGAACGCCCATAGCTCGGAATACATCAGGTTTAATACCTAAGTGATAAGCCCAATACTTAGAAGAGAATGCTTGGCAAATCTCTCCATCAAATGTATCTCTACTCAATCCTTTACCTGATATAGTTATACAAGTGGCTATACGCCCCCTGTCGTCATTATTCCACATATTAATAGTGCCCGGTCCAGAAGAGTTTCCAGCAGTATGATGTAAAACAATTTGTGACTTCTTTGTTTCAGTTTTTACATACTGAGTTTGAGACAAAGGTACTTGCTTAATCTTAGACAAATCTAGTAACGACATCACTTTCTGAATTTACGGGTTACTAACTTAGCGATAATGCCACCAATCTTCTTTAAGAATCCAGTCTCGGCATTAACATCAACCTTAGTTCCTTCAGCATCCTTAGACACTTCAACATCAAGCTTCTCTCCATCGTACTTAAAGTGCTTCTTGTTTTCATCCTTGTGTAGACTTACATCAACCTTAGGAGTATCAACAGAAACATCTAAGTTTTTTCCATTCTTCTTAGCCTTAACCTCGAAGTCTTTTCCTTTTTCTTCCATAAATTGTTTATTAGTTTATTCTTCTGAGAACAAATTTGATAAAAATTTTCCAATTACACCAGTAAATAAGGCAACGTAAGCAAGCCAATCTACCTTTTCATATATAGCAAATGATGTAATTGTTGCACTAGCGGCAAGGAGGGAGTCTCCAATTTTTCTCCACCTCTTAGAAGTAGGAGCGTAATACTTTTTCATCTATTTATAATTAGTTCCTTTACGGCTATAGATAACTCACTTACATTCTTAGCTAAGTTCTTTATCTCTAATTGTGTCTGCTCCATCAAGGCTTGATACTTTAGGCGTGATTCTTGCTCCACCATATCTATCTTGCCTTTAAGCTTTCCTTGGTCTTCTATAACCTTGCTTTGTGCATCTACGACTTTCTTTAAGTCAGCGTGTGCTATACGCAAGAAATAACCAATGATTGTCACTACTATACCTATGATGAAAAGTATAACTGGAATTGTTCCTGTGCTCATGTTTTTTGTTTTACGTAAAAGTACTTAAAAAACCAATCAAGAGATTTTCAACAGCAAGATTATCAGACTTCAAATGCTTCAAGAGCGATGTCAACCATAGAAAAAACATCATCGTCATCCCACGTATTTAAATATGGCATATTTTCCATACGTACACCAAACCTAGCACCGGGTACAATTAAAAAAATATCTACAGATAATAGCTTGTCTAAAGCTTTATCTCCTATAGTATTCAGGTCAATAGAAACAACAGGGTCTGATATTTCTACGTTAAATTGAGGGAATTTATAAGTTGCCATTTTTTTTATGTTAAGGTTGTTCCTGTTACTGTAAAATCTCTAACTGCCATCCACCTTGCGCCAGCTCCAGATTTAGCACTTAAATTAATCCAACTAACTGTTGCTGTATATGCTAGTGTTGTAGACGCTGTATATGTAGTTGAACACCATATAGTGTTTATTATATTAAACGGAGCGTAGTTCATACATTGAGACAACTCATAGTTATATATGTTGTCTATTTCTTTTCTGTTGACAAGCCTCCATCCAGAAGTGAAAGAACCAACAGATAGCGCCAATGCTGAATCAATAGCTACATTCCAAGTGACATCAACTGCTGATATAACTCTATAATAACCTAATACTTTAGTGCCATCATAAGTACTCCAATCAATTATTATATTGTCTGCATATATTTGAGTACCAAGAGTATCTGTGAATCTTTTGTCATTACCAAAAGGATTATTCTCCGCAAGTACTGTAAATGTTATGTTTCTACCCGGTTCAATATCTCCATCGTCTCCTGTACGATATGATGTAATCTGACCAGTCCTCATTAAATTAGCCGTACTTCTTGAAGCAGCAGTAGTAGATTTTATTTCAATTTTTGTACTCATATTTATGTCTTTTATCTACTGATTTCTTCCCAGTCTACTGAAGCATAAGCTCCTAAAGTTCCTCCTGTAGCATCAATAGCCATTTCAACAACTAATTCTGAAGCTACACCAGTAAAACTATTTCTTTCAAGCTGTGTGGAGAACAGAGCCTCTTTTAATATATTGATACTAGGAGAGCCCTGATTAGAAGAATTCACGTATCCCTGCGCCAATATCCTTCCTCCGCTAACAGATGTACCAGTAAGATTATATTCAACAGCAGAATTAACGCCTACAGGAACCCAAGAGCCACCTGTTATAGTTACTGATTGGACAACTCTCCAAGCATAATTCTTACCATTACCTAATCCTAATAGAGACACCGCAGTAAGAATAACTATAGCGTCTAATTTTGTAGAGGTAAGCTTTAATCCAACAACAGGATAATAAGTCCCAGCAACAGCAAACGTGATTGGAGTAGTAATAGGTGTACCAATAGCCTGTTGAGCACCTCTTAATTCATACCCACCCTCTGATATAACAGTGGAACATATCTGCTTAAACATACTTGTTACAGCAGTTGAACCCGTATTTGTAATTTCAATCCTTAAGGGTAATGAAGCAGTAGTTATATATGTTGACGGAATTAAATTAGCGTGGTTAAACTTATGGCATAAAACAAAATTACCATTAATAACAAATCCCAATCTAACAGTTCCTACTCCAAGCCACTCAATGTCCGTAAACATTATTTGAGCTTTAGTAGGGTCTATTGTGAGTCCTGAAGGCCCTGTACCATCAAGCTTATCTACATTCCATCCAGTATCTCCTGCTCCATAAAATCCACCTTGACGGCTTATTTTTGTTTCTGTAGGAGAGCCAGTAACCAAACTCCTTTCTACAAAGCTCAGTACAGGAGTTGAGGCTATATTCTCTAACTGAAGATAAACTCCATTGTCAGTCCCAAAATAACCAACCCTTTGTCTAAGATTATTTTGAGCTTGAGACAAAACAAAAGTATTTAACACAAGTAATGACTTACCCGGTTGATAAGAAAAAACCTTTGTTGTTTCTCTTAATACTTGAGAGCCGCTAGCTATATCAACAACCAAATCAACTAACCCTTGATTGGCATTAAAAGAAACTGAACCTCCGCCTGTTATAGATGAATTCCACAATCCATTGTCTCTATATCTATGAGATGAATCAAATAATGTTAATGGACTAGATACTCTTAACCTTCCAAATGCATCAGCAAGCATAGGAAGATTAGTGAGTATATTGCTATTGTATAACCCAGATGTAGTTATTGCCGTTCCCATTAGTCAACCCAAGTAACTAAAAACTCTGTTCCTGTAGCATCAAATGTAATTACCTGAAATTCATTATTTAATGCCCCAGCGTCATAATTTATTATCTCATTTGGCTTGAGAGTATGCGTCAATACGGTTCCGTTTGCAGCACCAACATTAGCTATAGAAAAACTGTATGGTCTAGTAATAGAACCTGCACCAACATATCTTCTGATATTTGCAGTCCTGTTAGCGGCAGAAGTATTTGATGCTATAGCTGTTGTATCAGTTAAGACATTCTGAAGAGTAGCCTCAGTAGCCAATCCTACAGTAGAACTACAAGCCCCCATCCAATCTTTGATATCAGTTAGAGCTAGATTTATATCCGTCCAAGTAGGTTGGTTATCTATTAACGCTAAAGGAACTCTTAATGTAGAATCCCGACTCTCATTGATGAAGTTAAATATAATGATGAACTCACCATTTGCATTCTTGTATGGAGATACAGATTTAATATCAGAATAAGAGTAGTATTCAGCTACTCCACTTCTTATCAATCTCATTTCGCATCCTCCAGTATCGCTTATTTGTATCATGTTATTTTGTTATTATAGTTTAACCCAAGCTCCATTCTCTACACCCCAGAATCCTACGGATGTAAAGGTAACATTTGTTGTCGTTACATAGATTATAGTACCATCAATTAATGCAAACAAGCTAGCAGCACCAGCAGCAAAACGAGGAGCTATAAACGTACCATTAGCAACATTCAACGCGGCTTCTCCATATCCTTCCCATGAACCTGAATTGTTTATCTCTACACTTTTAATCACATTCATGTAAGTACCTGTCTCTTCAATAGAAGATGCAACAAAGTCTCCTCCTGAAGCCAATGGCAAGTATCCGTTAGTTCCTACTGATAAGTTTGTGTCATTCGTAAACCCTCCAGAACCAGCGTCATATTTTAATATCTGACCATCTACAGGAGCACTAATATTCAATAAAGATGAAGCACTAGTAATCTGACCCTTATCATTGTAGGTAATAGATACAACAGAAGCATCTCCCTTAGTAGCAGCCGTAGTAACATCAGCAAGCTTAGCAGAAGTTACTTGGTCATCATCAATCATTGCTGTAACAATGAAGTCGTTAGGAATACTAAGAGCAGGAGCGTTGAAAGCACTAGTTACAAATTGCTCAGAGTAAGAAATAACCCCAGATGCATCAGTAACCATCTTATATAAATAAGCATAGCCAGTAGTCGAAGGAGCAGGGCTACCAATAACTTGTTCTATCTTAGTTATCACGCCATCATCTGCAAGTAAAAAATATATGTCTCTAGTAGGAGTAAGCGCGAAAACCTGACTAGTAGTCCTCTTAACAGGGTAAGAGTTCACCACAGCTTTCATTGGGCTTACGGTTACGTTCAAAAGAGATGGGCTAGTTACAACTGTCGTATGCTCATAAACATATGTGTCGTTGTCAACCATTCCACTAATGATATCCCTCAAAAGGAAGATAGGAGCAGGTCTGTCACTATCATCAGAATTGTAGTCAGCAGATGTAGCAATTTTTTGCCCCTCTTCCACACAAAGCATTTCTAAGATAAGATTGAACAACTCAGTTGATGTAACACCTTCAAATGCCTCAATACAAGCTGGATAAACGATATTTTCTAACTCAACATCATCAGTAGTAGTAGGAATTTCTGAGGCAGCTACTAACGCACACAATTGAGTTATAATAGCAGAAAGGATTTGATTATAACCATAGCTACCAGCGGGAAGACCAAGGCAATTCTCAGCTAGTAAAGTATATTGAAGGTTAAGGTCATTTATACTAGTAATAATATAGTTCTCCATCAACTGAAGAACTTGATTCAATGTGGCATTCGCGGGTACTTGAATATAATTCAAATTACCATCAAACAACGTAATGTCAGAAGTCTTGTTAGGGCAGTTGTCAACGCAACCACAGCTAGTTATAGAATTACTTCCGCAAGATGAACAGCTCATATCTTAACAATTAAATTTATCGGTTAACTTACCTATTAAACATTTCTCATCCAAGTTAGTGTACTCATTGTATGGGGCACACTGAATAGCGCTAATAATAAGGTAATCTTTAATTATATGCTCCCATTTATCCATACACTTCTCTAATCCAAATCTCTCAACATCCTTCATGTCGGCAACCCTATCAGCCAATCCAGCACGAACCTTACGCATTAAGTTCTTATGCTTGCAATAGTATAGGTCTGGCTTCTCAGGTATATCAATGTAATCATCATCATCAGGCTCATTCTGACAATCCAATGAGAATATCACAAATGCTTCAAAGAATTCACTATAAGCAGTCCAATCAAGGCTTGAGCTTCCCGGGCATCCCGTTAGGTTAATAGAATAATGAAGTATATTATTTTCTACCATGTACCATACACCATCATAGTAGTACAATCTGAATGTTCCAGTAAACTGATAATACATGAGTACGTCACTCTCATCATATACAGGAATAACATCTTCAGTATAAACCTCCCCTTCAAATATGGCTGATATACTCAAGCAGCATACAGGAAGTGTCTGGCTACAATTGACATTGACTATCTCGTAGTTCATGAACATTGGCTCCTCAAACAACTGAACCCAATCAGCCATAGTACTAGCAGGGCAATCATTAGTTTCTAGAGTAGCATATACTTCATCTGTATCATCGTTTATCATATACCAAATACCATTGGCATATCCAAGAATCATATTTATGCTTGTAATCTCATCAACAGGAACAACGAATGTATAATACAAAAGCTCATCAGCCTCATTATATACAGGAGATAAAGTAAGATGATACCATACATTGCTAAACTGCAAGTTGATGAACATACAGCAAGCTGGCAAAGCATTAGGACATCCATCCCAAGATATTTCAAACCTCTCAAATAGAAGTTCTTCATACTCATTAGTCCAAACTGCATCGGTACTTACGGGACATATATTACTCTCGTAAGAATAATATAACGTCTCTACATCTCCACCAATTATTTGCCAAACTCCATCAACCCATACAAGATTAAAAATCAAAGGATACTCACCTTCTATCTCAAAAGTGTAATACAATAACTCCCCAATCTCGCTATAGACAGGAGTCAAGTCTAAGGAATACTCCTCACCTAAAAATATTAGGTCAATTTTTAAACAACACTCAGGAAGCACAGCAGCAAATTGTTTTCAATAGTTCTACATGGTCTTCTACTGTGGCCCAATCCTCAGCACAAGCACTATATTCTAAAGAGTCTAAGACAATCTTAAACTTCATAGCATTCATAAACTCCTCATTATCGCAGTAAGACTTCAAACAAGGATTACTCTTCATCGCGCAGAAAGCATCTTTAACCAACTTCTTATAACACCTAAGAAGCGAGATGCAAAGAACAACCATATTCTCCTCAGCACAATATCTAGTTGTCGCACAATCGTCGTCACAAGTATAAACGGCCCAATAGTTACCACTAGTAGGAAGTTCAGGGTCGACATTAGTATTTGAATTAATAATCTTATATAAAACTCCATTTCTCCTTACTATTGTTCCTATAAAAGACTCATAAAACACATCCGATTGCCAATCTGGATACGTACACAACTTAAAGCCGTAGATACCATCTACATCAGCAGCCGTAATATTATATGTAAACGTATTTGTTGAATTGTAATGAGGAGGTATTACCACATCCACATCAATCAAATCAACCATATCTTGAGTAGCATATACGTACTGAGAACCATCAGGTCTAGTAATGGTTATAGTTCTGCTAGTGAAAAATTCTGGGTTGTGACCCGGAAGCCAATAGTTGTAATTAGAAGTATCAGAGAATGTAATCTTCTCGCAATCACAATCTAATACCATACTAGGACAACTAGTCCCATCTGTAGTAGTTCCATCTGTAGTAGTCGTGCTTAAAGAAGCATTGAACGGAATAGGGAATGGGCAATCATCAAGCTCATCTATAGTATCATAATCATAATCATAAGATAGTATAGAATAAGAGTCATCAAACTGAGGACCTTCACCGGGATTTGCTATAGAAATATCTACACCATTCCTTAAATGTAAAACAGTCTCTCCATTAAAGATGTATTCATCATTAGTAACTACTTGTCCTCCAGTGTCGTTATTAGTTATTGTAGTAGAAAACTCAATACTAAAATTAGCATCATAATGCTTCTCAAATGTAAGGTTGTCAAGCCTAGGAAATAACTCATCTGACCACCATAAAGGAGCACTTCTAGTAATTCTTACAGGAACATTTGCATCAACAAAAAACTGATGTAAGAAGTCATATAAATTATTCCAGTTATATCCTAAGTCAATTGGAGTCGTACCAACAAAAGCACCATTAGCTACATTGTTAGTATATAACAACTCATTACCAGTAGTATATAAAGGAAACGCAGTTAATATACCCTCGGTATAATTGTAACTAAGCTCAAGAGGACCAAAAACAAACTCAGTTCCATTATAAGTTATTGAGGTAACAGAATAATGAACACTAGTTCCTTGAGGCTTAGAAAAGTTTGGGAATTCAGCAGTTGGTGGATGTAAGAATCTACCTTGAACATTCTTCTTTACATTGTATGACCGAGAATCATCTTCATCAAATCGCACAATAAGCCCATTGTATGGGTATATTCCAGATTCATTTACACTTGGTATAATTGGTTGTAAACCATTACAATGAACTAAATCGTGAGTCTTAACTGTAGCCATCCCTTTATTATTGTTACAAATTTATGTTTTTATTCTATACCACTGTTTTTAGTTACCTGTGAAGACTTCATATCCAGATGAACCACCTTCACCCGTGAATACTTCATAGCCTCCTTTCTCTTCCTTCTTACCAAATGAGCTAACGTTAGCGTTGCCTATACCAAGGAATGATAAAGCATTCAATGCTATCTTCTCTGAAACAGATAAGTTTTTCTGCTTAGCTAAGTCTCTAGCTAATATTACAGACAAAGGCAAGAAGTAATCCTCTATTTTCTTTTTAGATGCTTCATCTGTTGATGGTTCTGAAGGAACTCCTTCCTCTTCTTCTTTTCTTGTGTCTATAAGATACCTAACACCAGCCTGAGCCCAAGGGACCATCTTGCTCATCAAGAAGTTGCCCGCTACATTTCCATAAGTAGGCCCATTGAATTTAGAGTTTAGCTTAACTACTTCTCCATCTTTCATTGTTTTCTTACCACCAACATAAGGAGCCTCTCTAGCTATAAAAACATTTGTTTGGCTAAGACCTGCAAGGAAATCAACAGATACATCACCCTTAGTCAACTTGGCGAAGTCTGAAGAGAATATATCCATTGAAAGCTCCCATGCATTTTTATCTTCTTCTTCCGTACTTTCACCCGTAAATACTTCGTATCCCTCTTCATCTTCATCATCTTTTCCAAGTGCCGCAAGTGTAGCTCCTAAAACAAGATACGCTATATATGTAGTTCCTGCCATGTATGCGTTAGCAGCAGCAACCTGTCTAAATGCTAATAATTTAAGTGGCCTAGGAAGCATAGCTATCTTATATATACCGTAAGGATTAAGTAGAGATAAATCAAATCTTGATTTTAAGAACCTAGCAGAAACAAAAAATGTATTTAATATAGGAGCTAGAGCTTCAAAGGCTCTACCTAATTTATGATTTCCACCAACTCCTCTACCTGACATAGTATTTACGTGACGTGCCCAAGCTTTATATGCATCTGGATTTTTTTCAAAGCTAAACCCAGCCTCCCTAAGCCTTCTTACTCCTTGCATGAACGTAGTCGTCCTTAACTCATTTATAGCGGAGAATGAACGCTCACCTCTACCCATTATATCAAGTCCGGGAACCCATGTTTTTCCTTTTATTTTTAATGGCTCACCCCATAAAGGTATTTTTTTAACTATACCTACAGCCACTCCCTCTGCTTTTTGTGATAACTTTTGAGTTTCTTCTTGTAAGAATAAACCTGACTTTTTCATCAATTCATAATCGCCAGATTGTTTCCTATCTAACTCTAATGCATCATAAAGCTTTTTCCCATTATCCTCATCTACTAGTGAATTAACTAACTCTTTAGCAAACTTTTTAGGATTAGTCACTGGATTTGTCTTAGGAACTATACCAGCTAATGTGAAAATTCTTTTTATAAATAAACCAACCGTTTTAGGGTCTGATAATATTAGGTCAGCCATGATAAATCCACCCTGCCTAAATGCACCTATATCACCAGACAAACTTAAAGATTTAAGGTCATTTACAGAACCAACAATGGTGTCAATGATTTTTATACCTAAACCTCTATTTTTTAATTCTATTGCCTCTACTTCGGCTTCAAACTCATCTCTAAGTCTTTGCCTTCTATTCCTTAATTCAGTAGCTTCTTCATCCAGCTCAAGAGACTTCGGTGTCTTTTTTGAAAAATCGCCCTCTTTGAGTTTTCTTTCAAGCTCTTTTATTGCTCTCCTTTGGGTGTTTTTGTATTGTTTTAATCTTTGAGCTTCTATCTCTTCAAGCTCTTCCTCAGTATAAGGGAATTGGTTTATCTCATCTTCAAGCTCGTCTATTCTGTTTTGTAATCTTTCTGTGGTAGCATCAGATACAGGCTGAGCCCTTCTTCTTCTTTCAGGTCTTCTTCCTTCTGCCTTAGCTCTCTCAAGCTCATCTATTCTATTCCTACGTTCATTTTTGAGAGCATTTAACCTTGAGTTTCTTATAATTATCTCATCTTCAGCACTTACAGGAATTGTATTAAGAATAGCTCTTATCTGGCCTTTTAAATATCTTTCTTGCTCTTTAAGTTCTTTTACCTCAGCTGGCTTCTTAGATTTTCTAATTCCATTTCTTAAATCTTCAAGTGTGGAAATCATCCTCCCGACACTTTTCAAGTCAGCTATCTTTTTAACTAGTTCACTCTTAGGAGGTTTAATGAAATTGCCGTATCCAGTTATAGCATCTCTTATTTGCCTATCAGTAAACGACAGCTCTGGATTTGTGAATTCTAATTCCTCTCTTACTTTATCAACCAATCCCTCAATAGTATCAACACCACTAGCAACAAGATTCCTTACTAAAGACATTGGTATTTTAAGACTTCCATCAGAAGAAGAAATCATTTCACCTGAGTAACCTTTTATATAATTTGATAATTGTTTCTCAGCCTCCTCCTTCTTTTCATCAGAAAGTGATTTATACCAATCACCATTCTTCAAAGACTGTAAGGCTTTATTTACCGCATTAATAACACTTCCAGAGGCTTCTATCGCAGTAGCAGCAGCCTCAACGGCAGCGTCAAAAGCTAATGACCCGGGTGTTGCCATAAGGAACATTCCCGGTCTGTGTATTTTATTTCTACGTAGATTTTCAGCTATCTTCTTTGCTTTTTCTTTTATGTTTTTTGTTTCCGGTTCTACATCAGCTCCATTTTCGTTGACATCATCAACTATATTTTGAACAGCCTCATTCTCGGCTGCATTCATAACTTCTGCTTCTTTTATTTTGAGTTGCCTTTCTACCTCAGCAAACTTATCAGCTATGTCTTTAAACTTTTGCTTTGTTTCCTCACTTAGAATTCCATTAGAATTTGTTGCTTTAGACTGAGCTTTAATCATCATTTCTTCAAACGTCATTCTTGATGTTTCAAGTTCTCTTCTAAAGCTAAACAACCTACCAGTAATTAAAGAGTCATCAAGCATTACATCAACATAGGATGTTATATCAGATTCTATTTTTGCCCTCTCATCATCATATATTCTAGTAGGCTTCCCCTCCTGAACCGCCTTTATTGACTTCCTATTTACTTCAGTCATGCTATCCTCTAGGTCTCTACCATATAATCTTAGTATAGCCTGTTCTATCTCGTTAAGTGGACTCATATACAAGTCTCTTTCTCCACTTATAACAGGGTCTATTATATCTCTCTTAGGCTCTATCAATCCATCATTCATGAATTGTCTAGCTAATAAGGTAAGCTCTTCATTATTTTTTGGCCTCTTCTTGGTAAGCTCTCTTGTCATTTTCTTTTGAGCTTCAGTCCTATATTTAACCTGAGTCCTTAAATCAGGCCTTTGCATCTCTATTTCAGTATATTCATCTAGTTCCCTAGCGTCTTTAAGGTTTTCAAGCATTTTTGTCTCAAGCTCATTACCTTCCTCAATAGTCATTCTTCCAGCTTGTATCTCTGGAATCATAGCATTATATACAGCTTCTCTAAAAGCAAAAGAAGCATCAACGCCTTTTTTCAATAAATCCCTAAATAAGTCAATTGCTTTATTCTTAATACTCTGAGGTAAGAAGTCAAATGGATTAATTGTAGACTTAGTTCCTTTGGGCTTTTTAAGCTCCTCAGCCATCTTATCAATCTTATCCTTGATGTCTTCCTTGGTTTTGTTGTTTTTAGCCCTCCAGTACGCATCTTTTTTAGCATCAAATGCTTTCTGTAATATCTCCGCTTCTTTAGCAGATATTTGTTTTGAGTCTTCTAACTTCTCTATTACCCTAGTAACTGACTTATTCTTATCAGTTCCGTAAGTTTTTCCGTTAACTGTTACCTTCTCATCAAACTCAGTAAGTCCTTCTACTTCACCAATAATCTCATCTCCAGTGAATTCATTAGGACTGAATCTAAGTTTCTTAGCCATATCAAGGGCGGCTTTGCTTTCTAATTCTTCAAAACCATCAATGTTTTTCCTGCGTAAGTCCCTGTTCTCTTTAGTGGCTTTCTTCTCCTCTTCTACCATTGCTTGCTTCTCAGCCTTAGCATCAAGTTCGGCTTGACTAGGAATGCGTATTGACGTACCACCATCAGCTCTAACATACAATGGACTTTCGTCAGCCATCAACCCCTCAAACTGAAGGATAGGCTGATTCTTCATTTCCTTACCATTAGGAAGTTTTATGTCAGCAGTTTTGTTGCCTTCGTTTACTTTAATAGAGTAACCCTTGTATGCTTTACCTTTTTCCTTGCCCTCTACCTCTACATAACCTTCGTTGAATTGCTTAGGTATTGATTTTCTAGCATCAACAGCAGCGGCTTCTCTCTCTTGAGCCGCCACCGAAGAGCTAGGCGCAGTCTGCTCAACTGCACGGGGAGCAGATTCTTTAACAGGTTTTATTCCCGGTATCTTAATGTTATTATCAATAAGAAGCTTATCCAATAAGCCTTCATTAAGTCTTTGCTTAAAATCTGATTCCGACATCCATGTGTCTTCCCCAGCTAATTGGTAGTTACAAGGTTTAGCCATATTACTTTCCTAGTTCTTGGTCAATCAAAATAGGTTCCTGAGTTAACTCTAACCTAGCAATTAAATCTCCGTATTCACCAACGCTATTTGTCTGAATACCTATAAACTCATGAAATAACACTTTCATTTTAGGACTTGACTTATCATACGCCTCTTCGTACTTAGTTAGTAAGTCTAGCTCCATATCATAAGCAAACTCAAGAGCCTCCATTAGGTTGCTCACGTCAACTGTTTGTGCTTCTAATCCCATTACAGCTATAGCCTCACCCATGTCATTCATGAAGTCATTTAGCTTTCCGTAATGCTCTCTCTCAGAGTTTGATTCCTCTAAGAAGTATTTCTCAGCTCCAAAGAACCCTAGGTTCTTCATCATAATGGATAAGTGTAAATAAGCTTGGCTAGCAGTAAGTTCCGCATTACCAAGTTCATTTATCATGTTGATTTCTTCTGACTTTAAAATCTGTTTCATATTAACAATCTTTTTTGATTACTTTGTTCTCTTCCAACTTTTTAGTTATTTCCCCAAATTTAGCATCTATTTTTGAAACTCGCTCATAAGCACCTTCTCCATGTTTAGAATCAAAGTCTGCTATTGCCTGTTTTCTCTTAGGTGAACGAGATGGTAGACCCTTGATGCTAGGTAGGTCTTCGAATGGATTTGCTTTAGCTTCAGCTTCAACAGGAGTTTCAGTTTTAGTCTCAGTGGGTGCTTCAGCCTTAGCTTTTTTATTTGACCTTATATCATCAATTAGGTCGTTTATATCAGATAAATATGTTTCATTTCCAGTTCCGTCTCTTAGGTTTTTATAAGCCCAAACATATTCTTTTGGGTCTCCATATCTATCTTCAGCATCTGATGTGGCATCAGGGTCTTCAATTTTGTAAAGCCCATAAACCTCACCATCTATATTCATTACAAAACCATATTCATTGCTTAGTTGAAATGCATTGTCAATATTAACTCTTTTAGGCTTTGACATAGGTTTAGAAGCAATTTTTCTAGCTTCATTTAACAACACAGCATCATTTCCCCCCGGTAATGATTCTCTAGGTATTCTATCATTATACCAATCATCTATGAAATTATCTCTTTCCTCTTCAGTCATAGATGAAAGCAAATCAGCTCCTTTTTCTATATCTGTTTTTTCTTCAGTCTTAGCAGGAGCTTCCTCTTTCTTAGCCTTTCTTTCTTTAACCTTAGACTCAAGAATTGATGAAGCAACCCTCCCCTCTATACCTTTTGCAGATTCTTTTACTAGACCAGAGTTTATTTGTCCGTTACGTACATTAGGAAGCATCATACCCATTGCTTTACCAACGTAGTTAACAGCATCATTTATCTCCTCTTTAGAAGCGTTTTTATCAACCTCAACAGCTACTTGTAAATGTCCCGGTCTATTGCCAGCTACCTCTCTAATTCTATTTCCGTTAGCATCTGTGTTTGATACGGCAATTACATATTTCTTACCGTTTATATCTCTTACAAAGACACCTCTGCTTCTTGCTGGAGTATTAGGAGTAGTAGGATAGTCAAGCTCAGAAGACAAGTCTCTTCTATCTCCCGGACCTTCACCACCTGAGAAATCCTCAAATCCTCTAGCGATACCACTAATAAATAGTTTAGGTTTGCTAGGCATTCTAACTTCTCCTTTAGCCTCTTCCTTCTCTACCTTTTTATCTTCTACTTTAGGCTCAGCCTTAGCCTTGATTTCTTGCTTTAATTCTTTGGATGATTCTGTGGATATACTCATGTCTCCACCCCTCATCTTAGCAGCAGTTTTTCTCTTCTTAGTCTTTACTACTACCTCATCTATCTTCTCTTCTTTTTGCTCCTCAGATAGCTTCTCGTCAGCCATGATGTCGGCTACCTCTTCTGTTGCCTCTTCTACGACTTGTTCCTCTGAAAGGTCAAACTCTCTAGTAAGGGTTGATTCTGTTACTTCCGTAGGGGTCAATTCAGCTTCAGTACCTGCTGTAGGAAGTTCAAATTGTAAGCCTCCTTCTGTAGGTGCTACTTCTTGTTTTTCTTGAACCACTCCACTAGGGCTAACTTCTTCTTGGCTTGCTTCAGGGAAAGGTTCGGCTTCGACAGGTTTTTCCCCTTCTCGGACTTCACTTGGTAGCCCTGTTTTGTCTTCTGTATCATCTTGTTTCTTTTGTTCAACTTCAGCTTCAGTTACTTCTCCTTCCTGTATCTTACCTTCTGCTTCAGGAGTAGGTTCGCCACCTAATAGAATTCCAGCATTCTCTTGCTTAGAGTCTATGTCAGCCTGTGATTCTGGCTCAGCGTTAAGATTTATCTCAACTTCTACTTCATCTTTTAGAACTTGTGCCGCGTTATCATAAGCAGCGCTAGCGTCCTCATAGTCTTTACGTACAGCGGTAACAGTATCATCTATTTGTTTCTTCTTTTCTTCACTCATAGAGTTATATGCCTCTTGAGCTTTCTTAGGTACTGCTAGACCAAACCCAGCACCCATCACATATGATGAGACAACAAATTTCATTACCTCATCAAATGAACCAAATTGATTAGATACGGCTTCAAAGAATCCTTCTCCCTCTAATCTATTTTGATAGATACCCGCAAGCTCTTCCGCAGTCTCTTGAAAAGTCTCACCTAAAGCATTAGCATTTATCTGACCGGCTTTCTTGAATACATTTATTGCCTGTTCTGTTTTATCTCCAAATATAGACTGAACTATAGGCATTGCTTTACCTACAGGTATCTTACTCATTAAGTCACCCATAGCTGAACCAGCAAAAGAACCAGCAAATCCTTGTAAGAAAGTCATGTTATCCTCAGACCTACCAAAAAACTCTCCTGTAGCCTCAAATAAAACTCCCTGCTCAACAGCATCAAAAGTATATCTACCTAATCTACTATTCTGCATTACAGTAGCATAAGACTTATATAGCTTAGACATCTTATCTCCGTAACCTATAGCATCACCAGTAGCGTCAACTACCTTAGCCATATTAGCAACAGTTTTACCTAATGCCATAAGACTTGCACCAACCTGTCTAGTTACCATTATCTCAGCTATAAGCATTGCTGTAGGAGCTGTTATTTCTCCAGCGCCCTCAGCACTTATCCAGCTAACATTCTTCCTTTGCTCAATGTCTTTTAAAGCTAAAGGATTAGCTAAATCCTCTTTATTAAATCCGAGATTTATTATTTGTTCAGATATAGTTCTAGCCTGAGAAGTTCCTGTATAATAACCTTCAGCTCCAGCTATGTCCTCGCCAACAGTAATATTTCTTATTCCAGCTTGGAATGACTCCATAAAGCTAGCCGATTCCTCAACAATGCCATTCTCGTTATTAAGAAATAAAGGACGTAATTGATTAATGATTTTTTGGTTAGCAAACCATTTTTTCTCTGGCTCAGTTAACTCTATACCAAGGGTGTTCCAATCAAGAAGAGACCTGACTCTAGCTCCAACAGCATCAAGATAACTAGTGTTTATATTATTCTGAAGTGCTAATTTTTTATTCTCTTCTACTAATGTTTTATAGGATATATCAAACTTCTGCTTAGGGGTAAGCTTAGAGTTTGCAGACATATATATAGCCTTAAAATCACTATTCTTCATAAAGCTAGAAGTGCTAGACAGAATAGATTTAGCATCAGTAGAAAAGAAAGCCCTAGAGCTATTGCTAAAGTCATCTATCTTACTATCTACATCCGATATTCTTTTCTTTAAAGCCTCTACTCTTTTTAAAGCAAGTTGATATTCATTTTTCCTCGCAGGGTCTGTCTTCATCCAGAATAAAACGCCTTGCTGCTTCTGAAGCATATCGTTTAGCACTTTCTTCTTGGCATTAAGATTCCTTATGTCATCTTGATACGTATTGTATGAAGTATTCTTTTCCTTATCGTATGCTTGTAATAACCCACCGAGCTTCTCATCAAAATACTTTTTCTCATTAGCATTCATGTTAGGGCCCTTTCGGTACATCCCATTCTTGTCAATTGTTACCTTTCCTGACTTTATATAAGGAGAAACAAAATCATGTATGGCAGCAGTAGCATTAAATAAATCTTTAGCATGAACTAATGCCTCATTATTTAAGTCTATCTCCTTAACAAACTTCTTTTTATAATCTAGTGAGTACTCATCAATTGTCTTCCCTTCAAGTGCGACTTGATTTATTTCATTGTTTGTTTTTACAGCCATAGCATAGCTTTGCTCTATCGCTGGAAGCTGCTTCATTAGATTCCCTACTTGAACAAAAGAAACATCTCCTTTATCCCCTCCAAGACCAAGAGACATCTTTACATTTGTTTGAGCTGCTTTAAGCTCATTAAATTGACTTTCAGATAGTATCTTACCCTCAGGACTTTTTCTCCAAGCATCTAAATCTTTATCCGCAAAATTCTGAGCCCTATCAAGCGTCTCTTCTTTTTGTTGGTCAGTAATCTTGTTAACCAATCCTAAATTTAAATCAAGTAAAGGAATATTATCCTTAGCGATGTTGATTCCAAACTGCTTATTTATTTGGTCAGAAAGGTCTATCTCTTTCTTTACTTTTTCAGGAAGTGGAGCAGTAAATACTTGCTTTGTAGCCTCTTTCTCGTATTCTTTAGCTCCCTGTATATTAGATTTCTCTTTATTTACTAGGGCATCAAATCTCTTATTAATTGAAGCAATCTCTTTCTGCTTCATTTGTGGAGTACCAGCACCCCTGTTAATAGCATCAAGCTCAATCTTCCTTTGATTCTCAAGACCAGCTATATTTTCTTTAGACCATCTCTCTTGAGTCGATGCAGGCACAATAGGCATTGATGGTCTTTGCTGTGGAGTGAATAACCCTCCATAGTCAGGAGCAGAAGCTAGATTAGTGCCCCCTGTAGAAGTAAGACCAAATGTAGCTGTGATAGGATTCCCTTCGCTATCTGTACTAACAGCGCCTATCTTAGGGCTACTCAAGCTCATACCGGCTTGCTTAGCAACAGCAACCGCTCTATTTAGTTGTTTTTGCGATTCGCTAAGTTGAACAGGAACGCCAAGCTTTTTATTAAAACTACCATTAAGGACTTTAATCCTCTCAGGCTCGTATATCATCTTCCAGTTGGTATCTCCTTTCTTTCTAATGTTCCAATGCCCCTTAACTACAGCATACTCATACGGCTTATTAGGGTATGTGTATTTTGTTACTTTAGGAACATTGGTCTTGAAATGATTATTCAGAGTAGTAACAGAACCATCATTGGTAATAGTAAGCCAATTTTTAGTACCGCTTTTCTTTTTGTACCAATGAGTACCATCAGTCATATAATCAGAACCCGGGTTCTTAGGATATGTAAGTATCTGATTTACTACATTTTGCTTGGGAGCTTGCTTTACAGTACCACCCTTACTTACTGGTTTTGGTTGTTGCTTCTTAACTTCTTCCTTTACAACCTTCACTCCACTTCCATCGTCACTAACGACAACATCCCATCCCGGGTATTGAGTCTGAATCTCTTTCTTTTTCTCCGCCCATTGAGCAGGAGTATAATCCTTAGGTATTCTTTCTTTAGGGTCTAATCCAGCAGCTCTCATTTCATCAGATGGCCCAATACCATCAAGAACAAAATCCTGAAAACGCTCATCCTCTTCAGAGTCCTCAACAGCAAAGGAAGGCATAACGCCTTCTTCATCCTCACCAAGCTGTACACCTTCATCTACAACAATTCCATCTAATACAAATGGACTTCTTTCCTTTTGAGAGTTAATAGTCTCTATCTCATTCTGAGTGATTATGTTAGGCTGAGGCATCTCCTCATTCATGAGCATCTCTATAGCCTTATTCTCCTCGTCCTCAATTGATTTAGTAGCATCCCCAGAAAACCAATCCACAAAACCAACATCAGCGCCAACAGGTTGTTTAGCAGCGCTAAATGGTAACTGAGAAACTAATGGTCCTTGCTCTTGTTCCAATTCAGCTCCAGCTTGTTCATCCTCAGCTTGATTCTCAACATCAAGCAAAGATTGTTGTACAACAGGAGATGGTGGTTCAGTAGGTGGAGCAGCAGGAGGCGTAGCAGGAGGTTCACTATCAGCAGGTGTAGGCGCAGCAGTTTCTTGTTGCTGACCAACATTAGGTAATTGAACGTCAAACTGTTCGGGCGTAACAGGTGTTTCAGGAGCAAGCTGTGTAGTATCACCAGCTCCTCCAGTCTGTGTCTCCATTAAATTCTCAGCCATGTAAGATTGTATTTCTTACAAATATAAGAATAGAATCAACACAAGTATATTAGCCTGTTTTACCAATAAGTAGTAGTGGAAGAAGATGTACTGCTATTCTGAGGAACATTACCTTTTAGATTTGAACCAGTAGCACCATAATAACTATCCAAAGATGTAGAGCCTCCTTGAGTATTCATGTTATTGCTGTCAACCATATGAAGATTTGTGGTTTTATATGTTATTTGTCCAGTCTTTGTATCTCTGATAGGAATCTGAACTTTCCCTTCTAACCTTTCAATGTTTATTGAGTTATTAGGGTCATAATTATTGAAGTTTTTTTCCGTCATTGTTTCCCAGCTCTTAGTCCTATCATTCCAAATTCCTTTTGTAGCATTTAAAGATGTTACACCAAGTTGTGTACTTGCTGCACTTCTAATCTCTTTAACTTCCTTAACAGTAACTGGAGCTCCATTAGGGTGTAAATACCTATTTTTTCCACCGTATTTAATCCTTTTTTCATTTAAGCCTTTATATTCAGCAAAAGTCATCTCTACTTTTTTATCCCATTTCCCTGTCGCTGGGTTATATTCTTGAAGCTGAATCTTATTACCATCTTTTGTAGACCTAGGCTCACTCGTCATCTTATCACTAGGTCTTCTAGTAAAGACAATTGCACCCGAATATTTATCAATATTAGGCGTTCCAATTCCGTACTTATCACCTATCTTCTTTAACTCGAATATTTTTTGTTTAGGAGATAAGCTCTTGTTGTTCTTTATAGCCATGATATCGTTATTCATATCAGCGCTACTCATCTGACGATTCATGTATTGGTAATAGGTCTCATTCTCTTTCTTCCTTTGCTCAAACTCAGCAGCCCATCGCTTTTGAGCCAAGTCCTGACCTCGTCTTTCGGTAGCATCATTACCCATACTATGAAATTCAAGAACATCCTTTTTAGGTATTAGACTGGTTAAGTATTGTACCAACGTCTCCTTTGTTTCAGGGTCCGCATTGTTTCCTCTTATCCAATTGTCTATTCTAGGCTCTATCTTTGATAAGTCCAAGAATGTTCTAGCTCCAGTAACATAACTATCGTTGTCAATAGACCCATCTTCTACAGCTTGAATAAATTGATTGTATCCTTCAGGGTCTTTCTCAATAGCTTTTTTATTAACCCCAATAGGAGTCTCATCCATCATATCCTTAGAGAACCAAGTATCAGCATTTTCATCAATCCAAGATATACCATTTTCATAGGAACGGAGATAACCAACAAGCTCAGATGCTCGCTTATCTCCACTCATTATGCCATCAAAATTCTCTAGTATACCAGACTTGAAATCATATAGTTTTTCCTTAACATCTAGAGGTATCCATTTACCCTTATTTAAGTCTTCTATTTTTCCGTCAGCCCACCTGTCAACATAAGCAATGTCTTTACCTATGTTCTTGAATTGAGCCATCTTACGCCTAAACTCCGGGTCAGCGGCCATAGCTGAATAACTTCCAAATCTTTCTAATTCACTATTAATGAATTCATATCCATAGTCCTGATACCTAGTGTTAAATTGGTCAGCAGTATTAGGAAGCTCAAGTAACTTATCTATCTTCGCTTGTTTTTCCTTAGCAGCTTCATTCAATGCTCTCTTACGTGCATCATAAAGACCCATAGGAAGGACTGCACCTCCTCCAGCATATATCGTCTGACTACCTAATACAGAACCAGTCCAAGTACCCTTAGCTATATCTCGACTCATAGTAGGGAAGTAATCCTGCACTCCAAGTTGCTGAACAACAGCCTGAGGAACATACTCGTCCCTACCCGCAGCCATTTGATTTGCTTGAGCAATATCTCTTTGAACTTTATCTTTATCAGCAACAGCTTCGTATTCAGGAGTGCCTTCTGGAGAGCCTCCTCCACCTATACCCATAAGAGCTTGACTTTGAGCATTTGGCACATTAGCGCCACCTTGCTCCATATCTCCACCCTCTTCTACTAGGTCTTCACCTGCACCAGCAACAACACCTTTATTAATAGCAGTTGAAACAGCTTCATTTACTTTTGCTCCTATTGCTTGATTAACATCGTCATCTACTTCAGGCTTAACCTTATCAACTTCTGATAGTTTACCAGCAAGCTCTTGTGTTTCAGAAAAAGTCATGTCTGGATTGTCAGCAATAGCCTTATCCATTAAATCACCCCCAGTAGTAACAGATGTATTATTATTTACAACACCAAGAAGAGCATTACCAGTTCCCTCTTCTTCCTTAGTCCTAGTTACTACCCTTTCTTTTTCTGGCCCTTTACTTATTACAGTCTTATACCTATCGCTTTTAGGTTCTCCCTCGGGAATAACATCAGGAACACTATTTCTAGAAAGATTAGGCTCAAGTTTATCTCCAAATAATTCTCTATCACTCTCAGCAAGTATTTGCTCTTGAGTCATATTAGCTTGACGCTTCTTTTTCTGCCTACGAGATTCTTTCTCTACAGGCGGAGTAGAAGCTTGAGTAGCATCAGCACTCTGAGTATTATCAGCAGCGAATATATCTTTGATTTTCTTTCTAGCCATTTCTTAAATCATTTTCTTTTTCTTCTTAAATAGCCGACTAAAGAATGTACTTTTTGGTTGACCGTCCTGTTCTATGTTATTCTCCAATCCAAGTGAAGCCCCTAAGTTCATGCCTCCAGATTGCTTTAACTGTTCTCCTTGTGCAGACTTTCTAGCACTTCTAAGCATAGCTGTATCTCTTCCAATAGAACTAGCATATCGCTGACTCTCTACTTCTTGACCCAATAAGTTAGCAGCTTGAGCTTGATTTTGAGCAGAAATGTTAGCTTGACTATCAGCCATCTGAGCAGATATTCCACCAAGGTTTCTACCTCCCGCAGCAAACATTTTATTAGCCAACATCTTACCCGTTCTAGAAGCTTGAGCTCCTTGAGCAAAAGATTGATTAGTAAGCAATGCTCTTCTCATTGCTTTTGTTTGTTCTATTAATCGTTGTTCAGCAGCACTAGGACCACTAGGCAACATCTTATCTGCTTTCTTTGACTTAATAGCCCCTGCTATCATTTGTCCAGCACCAAGTGCAGCACCAGCTACATTTGCTATTGCTTTTGCCTTTCCTAACATATCAGAATAATTTTATCAAATTTAGTGATTATTTCAATTGTTTATATTGAACACCGGTAGACGTTACTAAGAAGTCCTCATCCTCAGTGCTCACTATTTTAAATAGCACTACCCTTCCCTGTTGTCTATAGTGAGGAGATACTATTCTTCTTGGAATATAACACTCATATCCGTAGTAATCTTTTATCGCTATAGCATTGGATGTAGCGTCTACAACAGAGCTATAGTTATCATTGATGTAATCTTGATAAGAGTCATAGAAGAATATCTTATCTGGCTTACTATTGGAGTTAACTCTAATGCGTATAAACTCCTTATCAGAATATATCTGAGCATCAGAAAGTCCAGTAACGTAAGCTTCCATATTCTCGCCATCAATCTGATTACCAATACCAAGCTCAAATGTTTTCCCATCTTTCATCCCATAGGTCTTGTTACCTATATACAAATACTTATCATAGTTATAGGTACTCTGACATTGTAGAGCCTGTTGCTGAAGTCCGTAGATTAATGTGCTGAAGTTAGAGTTAGGGAACTTAGCTCTTGACGCGTTTATGATGTACTCTTTTGTAAGTACATTGTACCCACCGGAAACAGTTGAAATATACCCACGACTAAGACGAGGAACAAACTTCCTCCTGTACAATTCATTGAATCCGGTATCACCAAGATTCACTATTTGATTGTCAGATAAAGCATACATTGATGTATAATTTCCGAACATAAGCATATTAGAATATTCAGCCCATGTTCTCCATGTCTCATCTGTCATTCCAATATTTCTGTCAATCCAAAGCTCATTCAATATACCACCTATGTCAGAACCTATTGTAGCAAGTTCATTAGCATTTATCTCATGGATAATTCTCTTATCTACTAGTAATAAACAAACACCTCCATCGGTAATAGCATACAGGTTATTTCCTTTGTCTCCAGAGATAGCACTCCAAGCAAACTTAATACATCCTGTATCATCAGACATATCATAATAATTGTTTGAAGGGAATGTACGCACACTAGGTGTATTCTGAATATTTATAGGTCTACGCTCAGACCAAATGATTCTTGTACAATACTCAGTCTGTTCTTCAAATCCAAATATAGGAACAGAAGTAAGCAGCAAGTTAGTCTGTGTCTTACAATAGTCTATATTGTTTTGTGGCCTGAATCTAAATCCTCCTAATCCCCAGAACTTAAACTCTTCACCGTAGTCATCGTAGTACTGAGGATATATTTTATTGTCAGCGTAAAAACCAGCAGGGCTTCCATCATTAGACGTAGACCATTTGTTTGCACGCATTACATAGTTCTTCAATGGGAAGAATTGGTCTTGACTTTCTTTAGGGTCTTCATTGTTGAAAGCAAAACTTAAATTAGTTCTACTCTCTGCTGTCCACATACAAACCCACTGACGTATTTGGGCAGGGAATCCAATCCTAAAGTTAAACGTATCAAAGTCTTGTATGTGCTCTGCTACACCCCCGCTATTTTTAATTATTCTTATACCATTGGATAATTTGTACTTATTGTAAGGCATAGGGATGTCCCACTTAAATTCACTAAGCGAGTTTACAGGGTCTCCATTTGCATTATTCTCAAAATCAAGAGGAGCCCATATACTTTCATTAATCCAAGTATCCCCACCAAACACTCGAACAGGAATCCTATTGTCATAGTAAACGTACACTTTCTTCTCAGCTCCCGGAATACAATACTCATACTGTAAGTTACCATAAGGCTGGAATATTATCTCAAAACCAACGTGCTGATTAATGTACTCCTCATTAGAAGTGTACATTCCATATACAGTATAAGTGCCAGAGGAATCATTGACAAAAGCGTACCCAAGAGCGTTTAATGAGTTCTTTATTGAGTTGATTGACAATGATGTTTTGTTTGTTACATTCACCCATCTCTTTGCAACACCAAGGCTATCCTCAACCCATATAAATCTTTCTAGGTTAGCATAAGCATTATTCGTTTGACCAGCAACAGTTTGAATACAATCCTCCCATCTTTCAGATACCAACTTAAACGTAGCAGGGAATCCAGTACCTTCACCTATTGTAGATTTTATTCTTTGATGATGACCTGTGTAGTTGTAAGCGGTTATATTCGACTCAATTATCTGAGCCTCTTCTCTGATAAGGTTCACCACGTACATAGGCTCTTGAAACTGCCTAACAGCTAAATCCTTTTCATCAATATTAGAGAATGTATGGTCTAATATATATATTGGCCTATCCAATGTAAGTATCAGATAAGTCATCCTAGTACTAGGAGATGTATATGATTGTACGTTTGTTATATTAAATAAATGGTCTCCATTCCCATTATCAATATAAGGACAACCTGTAGGGCTACAAAATGCCTCCAAATTGAATTTAAAAGCAGCATATCCTACGTATTGACGAGACGCAGACAATATACCCATTGGCTGACCAGAATAATAACCCAACTCAGTGGTAGGGTTAATCTGACCCTCGTCATGAAGTATCCTTGCGTATGTAATGATGTCAGCTTGAACATCCTTAACAACATTATTGTTAAATGAATAGACCTCAGTAAAATATCCTAATGGGGAAACAGCCTGTATCTTATAAGAACCATTCTGATAGTTAGCAAGTATATCATCAGTTAGCTGAGGACGAATACCTGTTTCAGCATCACCATCAGGAAAATAAACCCAAAGCTTATTTACATCTTTACCCGCATGATTACCAAATACTCCAGTCTCAGCTTCAACCATTGAGTACCAACCAAACCCTTGAGCTAATACCCTATTGGCAGGAGCAGTCTGAACAACAGAAAAAGCAGCAGCCCAGTTAGGCAAACTAGCAACCTCAATACCCTTGAATCCTACACCCATTGAGTAGTAGTTCAATCCAAATGCTTTAGGATTATAATCTTCCCAGTCACCCGTAGCCCCACCATTCTTTATCTCTACGTTTACCCTTGAGCCATAGGAACTTGCGTTATCTCCTTGACTAACAGGACGAAACGGCTCGTATGGTTCCGGGTCAATATTATTCTCAAATACATTGGCAGTTAAATCCCCAGACCGGCTTACTGTATCTTCGTGGTCAAATATCTCGTATGTATTGGATACCTTAACAACTCCATTTATAGGTTCGTTCAACGCTGCCCTAACAGTTCCATTGTAGGACATTCCAGTTGTAAGAGAAGATATAGGGGCCCTTCTGTTAGGTAAAAGCAAATTCTCTGCTCCGTCAATCTTCTTTACGTATGAAGTATTTCCCTCCTTATCAAATAATATAACACCAAATCCATACTTCTCACCCCTCATGTTTGATTTGTAGTGAGCAGCATTATATGGTGACTTATGTCCAAGCTTACCTATCTTCTGAACTACAGGGAACACTAAGTCTTGGTTATCTACAAACTCTACATTGTTATCTATGTCTTTAGAAGCATAAGCCACATTCATTAGATACAATCGCTCATTGAAGTATCTAACAGACTTAGCCCTCTCAAGAGCAGACATTGTATTTGAGGACTCTTCTAATGTAAGAATCTCTTCCACTTCAGTAGAAGAACATCTATCCAATACATCAATAGGATAAACGCCAGATGTTATATCCACGAATCCAACAAGCTCAGAAATAGAAGGAGTTCCAATTGGGTCTCCAACATACCAACAATCCCTTCTTAATTCAATGAAATCAAAGTTATTGTAGTTCTCTACTCTGATACGTATGTGATTACCATATCCACTAGGAGTGGAAACGTCAGGCGCAGTAGAGTAAGTCCTCCTAGCTGGGAAGTAATTATCTAAAACACCAACGCTACTAGTGACAGGAATAAGCTCAGTAACAGGAGACCACTTCCCTCTATCTCCAGCTTGAGTAGCGTATCTATATGAGTATGAGTAAGAACCGACAGGAAGACCCAATGAACCAAGAACAGCATTATATGTATAAGCCGTAGTACTCACGTCTTGGCTAATAAACATTGGCTTGTACAATGGAGATATTACATCTACCACGTACTCCTGTATATTAAAGTCATCAAAGTACTTTTGAGTACAAAGAGCATTAGGATATTCATCCGTCATCCCTGCATTCATCATTAAGTCCTTCAATGAGAACACCATAGGTGTAGTTAGATTATTCGTAATGTAGAACTCACCACCTATACAACTTTCATTCTTATCATACTGAAGTGGATGAGCCACATCTACAGGGAAGTCAAAGCTCATCAATACAATCTTACCGTTTACCCTCATAAAAGGAGCAAATGATTGATTAGTAGAGGCCCATACTTCAATTATGTGCTCGTTTATCTCTAAACTGAGCATACACCTGTACGTAGAACTTAAAGTGCCAACAGAGGGAAGGAAGCACCTATTGTCGACCGCATCATACAACAGGTCTTCTCCCTTAACTTTCTTCTTGGCAAAATTATCACCATCCATAGAGATGCTACGCATATTAAGGGAATCAACGTGCTCCCCACTTTTTGAGCCACCAAGTATCTCTTTGTTACTATCAGAAGTTATACCCTTCTCGTATGTACGTAGGTCTATGTTATGGTGTTGCTGTCGCATATATAATAAATATCTTTGACAAATATATCAAAAAATATGACTATATTTGTTTCGTTGTGTGGTAGCAACTGTTTAAGATTTTAGTAAATCCCTATGGAGAAGAGTCTACCACCTCGGATTCATGGGGTTTTTTATTTTATGGAAGAAATCTGGGTAGATATTAGCGGAACAAATGGAAAGTATAGAGTTTCTAATTTTGGAAATGTATATTCTGTATTAAACAAAAGGAAATTAAAAAAAAATGTAAATAATAGAGGATATGAAAGAGTCACCATAGACAAAAAACAAGTGTCTATACATAGAATAGTATGCCTACATTTTTTAGAAAATAAATATAATAAAAAAGTAGTAAATCATATAAATGGCATAAAAACAGATAACAGAATAGAAAACTTAGAATGGGTCACAAGTAGAGAAAATTCAATACACTATTTATCTGATAAACCCATAAAGGAAATAACACTAAAAAATTGCATTAGATACGAAAAATGGATTCACATCAACGGTAAGAACAGAAGGATAGGAAGATTTAAAACAAGAGAAGAAGCATATAATGCATACAACAATTATTTAAAATCCATAGAGCATTAAGCTTCATGTTTATTTGTTTCTATACGGAAACCTCTTGTTCAATGACTCTTGACGCTTACTACATCCACAGTCAGATTTTCCCGCAGCATTAGCCACAAATTTAGCAACTTTATCTATACCTGTTGTTTTTGTTACAGCGGCAATAGTATCACCTAAACCCCTGTGTCTTTTAGATTTATTCATTATTTAGTATTTACCTCTTCGAGTACTAGGTGAGCTTTGGGTATCACCTCCTTTACCCGCCCATAAATTCTTACAGGCCCAATACCTTGCTGTCAATTTACTTGTGGCTGTACCACAACTATGCCTTGCTTTAAATGACTTCCTAGCGGCAGATGAATAATTGTGACCATATCCACTTGCACCAAAATGAATTATCTTCTCCTGACCATTCTCACAAGCCTTAACCACCTTCTTTTTTTTAGGGTTAGGTGATTTCCTAGGCTTATTACACGCCATTGATTTCTTATCTAGAGCCATCTTAATTTGTATTTTCTTTAAACTCAGTTATATATGAATAATCACTTTCATAAAATCCAGAGCTCTCAACTGAGTAAGTATTCAAGTCTATTTTATATCCGGGATTATTTTTTATTCTATCCTCTGTAAACGCCCTATCCATCCAAACGATTCTGTTATTTGGATATACAAAGTAATTACCATTATCCATCTTAAACACATGACCACACTTGTGCTCAGGAGTTTCAGAAAAACCTAAATCAGTGTTATTTCTATTCTCATGAGACCAATCAAGAGTAAACAAATATATCCCTTGACGCATTACACCAGTAATAGAAATCAAATCAGCTCTAAGACCTGAAAGTCTTTCTCTTGAGTTAACAGCTATATAAGGACTAAAACAATCCCAATATATATGTTCAGTAAGCGGAAGAATCTCGGCATCTTCTTTCCAGCAGAAAGCATGAATAGGTCTCCTAGTCCAATTAACACCATTTTCAAGAAAAGCCTCAAATAAAGGAGTCTTGCCCTGTATAGAAGCTACAGAGTGAACATCAGCTTTAGTGAATTCACCATGACCCTTCTCATGATTGAACATAAACTCATTTCTTATCAGGCAGTTTATCGTTGGTATGTTTGCGTTTAAGTAGGACATTATTACCTAAATTTAGCAGTTTTTTCTTTTATCTTCTTAGGTTGAGGGACAAATTGTTTTCCCATAGCCTTTCCTATTCTTTTAGCCCTTGTAGTAGCAGCGTACTCCTTAGGAGTTAATGCTTCTCTAGCTGCTTTAGGTAAATATCTTTCTCCTGTTTCAGAACTTGGTTTACCACTCTTGGTTCCCCATTTTTCTCTAGTCCACTTAGATAAACTATTGTCAGAAGATTTTTCACCCTTATATCCGCCTCCTGCTTTCTTATATCTAGCAACCGCAAGCTGAGCCTTTCTTGCTGACCATTTACCAGCATTACCACCTTTAGTTCCTGACTTTACAGCAGATACAATTCTCTTCCAAAGTCCGGGATTAGATTTCTTAGCAGAGCTCATTATTGTTTCTTAATAACTGAGTATAGGTTACCACCTCTTCTCACTATTTTATTACCAAGAAGCCTTTCAACCTTCCTAGTTTTAATCATTGAAGGATGCTTTTTACCTTTAAGTATAAGACCTTCATTGCCAATAGAACCCATATGCCCAGAAGCATCAGGTGTTATACCAGCTTTTTTAGCCTCTTCATAATTATATCCGTATTTCTTTTCAATCTTTGCAGTCTTCTTTTCATTCCCAGCAGCCTTGTCGTATTTTTTATCCATACGAGCATACCTTCTATCTACAATTCGATTTAATCTTTTATTGTCATCAATAGAATTTACCTTGTCAATCTTCTTTTGATTTCTTTTTTCTCTATCGTAATTCATGACTATTTATTTATGATACATTGAGCTGATGTATTCTTCCATAGATTCTTTCTCTTGAGAATCCATAGACTTGATTCGCTTACGTGCTTTATTCCATCCACCATTCACAGGGTCGTTAAGACGGGAATAAGCATCACTCCAAAGGGCACGATAAACTCTTGGGTCTCTTGCTTTCATAGCATTGTAGAATCGCTCCTCAACGTATTCAACAACAGCCCGCTCAAAGAAACGAGGTATAATAGGTAACTCGCCATTCTCTACACCCATCCCGTTAAATATGATTCTGATATAAGGGAATGAAGAGCACTCCTTACTAAACATCATCAAACCATTATTCACATTGTAATAAAACTTAGGCCCGTAGAACCCTTCCATGTTTCGAGAGTAGATACGCTGGTTAGGCTGGAATATATCTCCACCATTACTACCATCATCCTTTACCCTTGAAGTGTATCCTTCCCCACCTCTGCTAGTGTTATTAAAGTGACGCTTCCAATAAACAACTTGAGTCTTGTTAGGGTTACATAAAGAACCAGTGTATAAATATATCTCACGAATGTTGAATACATTGGTAGGCATCTCAATCTGACAGTTCTTAGGCATCTCATAATCATGCTGAACTGTCAACCAGAATGTATCAAAAGAAAGCTCTTGCATAGCATCCTGTATCCTAGAGGTGTACCATCCCTTAGAGAAACCTTTCTTAAACTCCATATCGTCTAAGGTAGCAGTAACCTCAGCCAGTATATGTTCTATGCTTACAAAATCATTAGCCTTCATATCTTATTATTCTACAGTTTGTTGCGGAGCATCCTGACCCAAGTCACTCAATGTAGCACCACGAGCAGAATACTGATTGGTTATCTTACTTGAATCCTCTCCGTCATTCACCATCTCATTAGGCATCATCATAATAAACTTACCAAGCTTTAATACTTCATTAGTAAGCTCCTGAATCCTCTCATCTGGCAATGGAATAATCTCATCAAGGCTACAGATATTTTCTGGGTCAATACTTGCCTTAATAGCAATCTCAAGGTCAAGTACATCAATACACTCTAAACCAAGTAAATAAATTCTATTTACGTTTACTCCGTCAATCTTATGCCCTATCCTATAGAAGTACGGACGCTTAGAAGTAGGAGTAGTGTACTCATCTAAATATAAATGTTGTACTCCAGCCACGCTAGTGCTCTCAAAGAATACTTGAGCAAACATCGGCCCATCACATTTACAAGTATCGGAGTTATATGTTATGTAGACTATACCCGCATTATTAGGTAAGTCCATTATTTGCACAGGTAAATCTATATATTTCCTTCCCTTCTCATCAACTTGAATGGGAACAGAATTAAATGTAGATGTAAATAGGTCAGAGCCCTCAACCATTTGTTGTTCAGCTCTAAGCCTGTTGGCCACCATAGTAACCCAATAAAGTATTTGATTAAAAGTAAAGTCAGCATCATCAAATGTTGAGCTTAAATTCTTTTGTAAATCATATACTACATATCTATAAGTTGCCATATCACAATACGTCTAACAGTTGTTGAATATCTCCATTAGATATAGAGTTAACGGTAGTATTGTCTCCTTGTTTAAAGCTTATGTAGAACAAAGCCTTATTAAACAATAGCTGAAACACGCTATTAGGAAACTCTATATTCTGATTCAAGTTGGTAATTACATCTGGCTTCTTCACCCAAAATATAGTTACCTTCTTGTTTATTAATCTAGGTCTAATCTCTAAGTCTTGAGCAAAAGCACCAGTAGCATCACCATTGTAATTTATAGGAGCTAAATAAGCATACCTTATAAAATCAGGACATGAAGGTCTTGGATTAGTAAGATACTGAGGTTCATATCCAGCTTCAAATGGATTGTCTCTATTGATAGACCATTCTTCTATACTAAGTCTCTTGCAACTATTGTCAGAACGAACATGGATTAAGTTATCCAAGTAATAACTCCTAGTAGTATCAGGAGTTAATGGAACTGGCATACTCGTGTTAACCTCTAAGCTAGGCTCAGGATATACCGCAAGAAGCGTCCATACCTCAGAAGGAAACACATTAAAAGATACCCGGGAGAGATTACTTGTTAGAAACACTCCCGAGTATGATAGTTCTCTGAAAAATTCTTCGCCAATCTTTCCTTGTCCATAGGCAATATTAACTATAGAAACCAACCACTTCATCGCAGCATTGATAGCTGGGATGTAATCCAAGTCATCACGATAATGGTCAGAGCCTTCCGCATCTAAGGCGAATGCTAACTGGTTTCTAAGTTCTTGTGCCGTAAACATAATTAATAGCTAGATATTGTTTTCTCTGTTATTGCTCTGTTCTGATGGTCTAAGTTAGCATTTTTTAAGCTACCATAAAGTACAGACTCTTGCTGAGCAATACGCCTTTTGGCATCTCGGTCAACAAGCATTTTACGCATTGCTTCAGGACTCTGAGTAACAGCAATTCCTTCTTGCTTAGAACGAGCGATAACCTGCATATCAGATAAGCGGCTAATTGATTGTTGAGCCTCAATCATCTTCTGAGCCCAAGTAGAATCAACATTCATAGCAGAATCTACGTTCTCATAGAATGCAATTCCAAAGTGGCTATGGTTACGAAGATAATCAGCAACCTCCTTAGAATGAACCTTAACAGAAGATACAGAAACAACCTGTGTTCCACGCTGTCCTCTCTTCTTAGTTCGAATCAAAGGCTTGAACTTAATAGGCCCCTGTGGTGGCTCAGAATCCATTCCCCTCTTGTTATCCCCATGAATGGAATAGTTAATAGAGAATGAAAAGAAGATGGACGGAATCTCCATATAATCCTCTTCCAAGTCACGAACATACTGCAAGTCATCATCCATCTCACTACGAGAAGATTGAACTTTTAGCTTATTGATTTTTGAGGTGAACTTTTGCTCTAATTCATTAAGCATCTTTTGAACTAAAGACATAGGAATTGATTCTTCCTTCTCTTCTTTAGCTACTACTTCTGTTACTTCTTCTGTGTGCAAGTTCTCAATCACTGTTTGTTCAGGTTCAAAACTTACATCTTTTTTTGTTTTTTTTTGTATTGCCATGATTATTTAATTTAAAGAAGGGGAGAGTTAACCCCTCCCCTTTTTTGTTTGCATTTATTTCTTATGCGATGTCTACCCAAGCACAAGCAAGTGGGTTGTGCATTTTCACACCCATGTTGCAATCTACCCATACATCACCATAACGCTTAGGAACTCCGTCCTCAAGCTTCAAGGTATCTCCAGAACGCTCGCCCCAAAGTTGTGTACGCTTGATGTTTTTCATATCAAGAACAACAATTTTGTTTTCGAAAGAACCCGGGAATGAAGCTCGGTCTTCGAAACGCTTGAAAGGAACAAGAACGATTCGAGAAGAACCAAGGTTAACCTCACGTAGGTTCAACAAAGCGATTTCGTCGTTAGGTTGGTAACGAGTATGCTCATCTTTGTAAGCCAAAGTAAGGGCACGGTGAATTCGAGGAGTCATGAACGCCATACGAGTTGTTCCGTAGTCACCATATTCAGAGCTAAGGATAACATCTTCGAATGCATCTACTAAAGTAGAAGTAGTAGCAAGAGCGTTAGGAGCACCAGCCTCAAGCATAGAAGTGTAAACACCACCAGTTGTTTTAGCAGGAGTTCCGTTCTGAGTGATAACCTCACCTTTTTGACCAGTCCAGAATGCATTGGAGATGTCAATTCGGTGTTGGTTAAACATTGCAGCTTTCTCCATTTCAAGGAAGTTAGAAGTAGTTCCTTGGTTTTTCAACTTGTGAAGTTCAACTTCAGAGTAACGGATAGCTTTGTTAAACAACTGAACGTAGTTAGAACGCTCAATTGTAGAAGCACGGAAGTACTGAGCAAATCCCTCAGAACCATCGTGGTCTACAGAAGATACGTTAGCCAACACATCATCAATAGCAACAGCAGGAAGAGTATCTCCGTTGTAAGGAGTAACAGTAACTGTCAACAACGCAGTGTCAACATTTGTTACACTACCTTTCTGTCCGTTAGGATAAGAAATGATTGTGTTAGTAGCGATGTTATCTACCGACTGAACGGAAATAACTTGAGATGCAGGATATCCTACACCACCAGCAACAGCTGTAGCTACTAGAGGCTCACGCTGATAAGCCATCTCTTGGAAGAAAAATTCATCAGAGTTAACTTGCTCAGGAGAAACCATGTTTAATAGTTTCAAATCCATGAACTGCTGTGGAGCAGCATCAAAGATTGCACGGTTAGTTAACTTCTGAACCAATAAAGACAAGTCGTGTCCATATAGGTTAGCATATTCAGAACCTACCGAGTTAAGGTTTTGGTTCGTGAACTTTACGGTTGTGTCATTATATAACGCCATTTGACAAAAAATTTACATTATTTACTAGCGTAAGGGTCCCCTCTAAATACACCATTCAAATGTCCTACGGCATCCATTCCTAAACCTCGGCTCTCGTTAGAGGACTTTTGTCTACGAATTGTCTTTGGACTTGAATCGACGATTTTTTGATTCGCCCTACTTTCTCCTTTTCGTTCAGCAACTTTCATGACAGATTCCATCATCTTCTTACCATACATCGCATATGCGACAAGCTCTGCTGCATTGTCGTTATATGTTCCGTCTGACTTGTAGAACATTTGGTCAATTTTCCCGTCAACCAAGACATTCCTAATCTTAGCGATTTCGGACTTGCTGAAGTTGGGGTAAGTCTTACTTAGATTTTCTACGGAAAGCGAAGCAGTCTTCTTCAGATTTTGAAATTGATTTTTCTGTTGATTGACATACTGCTCACGTTGTTCTTCTAATGCTTTCTTGTCTTCATTGAACAAACGCTTTGTGGACGCTGCAAGCATAGTTAACCTCTCTTCAAACTCATCATCATCAATCTTACCTCTTTCCAAGGCATCGTTCAAATCAGAATATTGTTCAGGAAGATAGTGCTGAACTAAACCTTCTACTTCTTGGTCTCCGAAGCTAGATTCAAAATCCAGTCTTTGTTGCATTGAGAAAGCGCGAGTGTAATCATCGCCATTTGCCCAAAGCTCAATACTCATCCTTACCTCTGGTGGTAAAGCCTGTAAATCGCTAGTCAATGCTTCATACTCTTTTCTGATATCAGACCCTTCCTGTGCCTGATTTCTCCAAGTATCTACAGAGGTAAAGAATTTGTTAGCATCCTTAATACCATACTTTGATGATAACATATTTATCATCTCTGCTGGAGGCTGGAAATTAATCTTAACCTCTTTTGCTGGCTTGGATTGCTTGGTGATTCCAAAGACGTCTTCACTATCAACTTCTTCCTCATCCTCATCCTCTTCTTCCTCATATTCCTCTTCTTCTTCATCAGAGGCTGCTTGACCGCTACGCAAACTAGCCATCAAGTCTTGATACTCTTTAGAATTAGCAAACTCCTCATCAAACTTAGCCAATGATTCAATTTGGCGAATCTGCTCCTCCATCTCTGGAGTAAGATTCAAATCGCCATATTCCTCTTGGCCCTCAAGTTGTGATGCGGCAGCTTCAAATTCTTGTTCGAAATTACTGTCCATACATATATATATTTGGGTTCAAAAATAATTAATTATTGTATACTTTGATTTTTAAGCAAGTCTCTTTCTGTTTTTGCTCCTTCTTTAAGAGCTACTTTCTCCATCTCTTGTTGATGTTTCATTTGCTCCATTTCCATTTCACCTTGCTGAGCTTGAGCTTGTTGCTCTTGCATCATCTGAGCCTGTGCTTGCATATCTTCAAGACCTGCCTGTTGACCTTCCATCTTAGCTTTGTTAGCCATAGACTCAGCTTGTTTAACAGCTCTGTAATGCTCACGTATAGAATTCGCGATAAGTTCAGGATTAGCCCTATTGAATAGATTGGCAAACATCTGCTGGTCAATCATTCCACTTTGTAGTAGAGTGAATAACAACTGATTACCATTAGCAATACCTTGCTCTCTTGGCTCGCTTCTATTGATGAATATTCTATAGTCTTGTAGCAAATGGTCTTTAGTAATCGTAATATTCTGCAACCCTTTATCGCCAACCATGATAGCTAGTTTACGAGGATTGTCATGGTATATAGCTTTACCAACTGTAGCCATGTGCTCGTATGCAGCTCTAAGGATAGAAGTCAATCCCCAATAGAAAGGTTCTTGAACTAATGAACCTCTTTGTATCTGAGCTTGAACAACTCCAACAAGCGCATCAGAAGCTCCCTGTGTACCGGTCATCGCCTCGTTCACACCTGTAACATCTTGAATACTAGTCTGTATAGTATTGATTACATCGAACAACTGCAAAGTGCCACCACTAATATTTGTTCCATAAGTACCAATGGCATTCTGCACAGAACCAACTCTGTCTGTATCAACAAATATTGGCTTAGATGCGTTAATGTTTCTATTGATATCTGCTTCACCATCTCTGTCATCTACTGCTGATTTAGAAATAACCGTACCCGTTCCACGCATATTAGCCAAGTGAGATTCAGCAACAGATATGGTTCTATTTAAGAATCTCTGTGGGTCAATAACATCATCAAGAGGAGTTAATATCTCACCTCTGTCGTAAACCCAAGTATAACACTTGTAAGGGAATCTAACATTTGCAGGGTCGTACAAATTCTTCTCTTGATAAGGTAAGATACCATACTCAAGAATAATGTCCCCGTCAGCGTGACCTATATCTTCCTGAGGGATAAGAATACAATATCGAATAACATCAACATATATCTTGTGTTTCTTCTTATCACCCATGTCCTCTTTATGCTTCTCAGTAAGAGGCTCAATCAAATCCTTATCAGTGTATATAGAATCTTCATGGTTAATCATAGTGTAGTATGGATAACCAAACTCATCATTCACCCAACCATATTCTCTAACCTCAATGTCCTTCCAATACATCTCATGCACAGGAATCTTATTTCCCGCAAGGGTATAGATACCATTGATGATTTTATGGATACCATTGTTGTTGTTATTGTTTCCAAAGTTCTCAATGAGCATACGCTCTTCACTATTCAAGTCTTGGAATCTTTCAAAGATACTAGCGGAGTCCATATAGTACCACTCGCCCATATACTCAGCATCAGATAAATCCGGTTTCCTTGCAGACATATCCCAGATAAAGAACAATGGGTTAATAGCCTCAGCCATGTAATTACCACCTTGCTCAAAACCTTTGTATATACCAAGACCACATATTGCTAAGTGTCTAGAAATCTGAACTTTAATCTCATCAATGTTTACTTCAGTAGCAATGAATTCGATGAGGTTGTTTATGTCCTTCTCGTATTCTTCAACAAACAAGTTGGTAAAAATCTCTTCAGTTTCTTCTTCAGTTTCTTGAAGGGGAACTCTTGATTTAACGATGTCTCTAAAGAACGGGTAAGCATCCACAAACTTGTGTAGCTCACGCATCTTAGCCATTTCTTTATCTCTCTTGTTGATTACAAAGTCAGAGATACAATTAGCTCTAGCATCATAAGCCAAACGGATAGCGTTACCAACGTACTGCTGAACCATCGGCTTGATTACGTTCTTAGTCCATTTTAGTCTGTTACGGATATCTCCAGATTCATCAAGGAAGAAAGCTTCAATGTCTTCATCAAAAATCCATTGGCCATCCTGCCCCTTGAAAAACGACCAGTTAATCAAGCACTTATTGATATACCTTCTGTACAAGTAGTTACCCATTGTAGAAAGACAAAACTTCCCGTACTCTCGGTGATACTTCTTGTCTTTTTTGCCTTCAAGCTTATTAGGCCGTATCCTGCTATCACTGAAAATGTAACTCATACTACTTCAATACATCGTTAATATTAACCATAACCTTTTTGTTAGTCTTACGCTCAACAGTTCTTACGCCATAAGACTGCTCTAAGCGGTTAACCATATCTGGAAGCTCAGAGTGAATCTTAACAATCAAGTCAGTATATTTCTTTTTCTCATCAACATCCATAGCAGCCAAAGTAGCTTCATCAACTACTATCATGCTGTTTAGAGTTTCGAACATATACTGGCTTAAAAGTTTTGCTCTGAGGCGATATTCAGGATTGAATTGCTCCATCCTTCTTATGCCTTCCCTCAATTCTTCAGACATATTGCCTTCTAGCATTGGGGTAAGGTCTTCATTCTCTTTGTACCTTGAGCCATAGATTATCTCAAGGGCTTTGTGTAGTCTCTGCTTTTTATCCAATTTGTATATTGGAGATGTTCTGTTTCCTAGAAGCCAGCAGAGTCGAACTTCTTTGGATTTTAGGTTTTTAAATTCAAGTATGTCAGCTAGTTCAGGGTATTCCATCCTTAAATCAGAAGAGGACTCTAACCCAAAAAGAACAACATTAACCTCAACTTTTTCTGACATATTTATTAAATAAGGGGTAGGAGAACTTAATCACCTACCCCACAAAGATAATCAAATTTAGATTACACTGCTGGACAACCCAAGTAGTCAGCTACAGTAGCGTAAGTACCGTTTAGGATTGAAGTCAACAATGTTACAGGAGGAGCATCAGCAGCATCGATAAAGATGATAGCATTAACTGGCTTAACAACTTGTAATCCTTGAACAGCATTGTGACGGATGTACTTGTTATAAGAGATGATGTATCGGTTATAAGAAGCAGCAGTCAATGAAGTCGCTTTGATGTAGTTAGAAGCATCTTCGATAGTTCCAACAGGAGCAACCCATGCAGTAGAATCAACAACAGTTACAGTACCCGGGATGGTGTGAGTAACACTCAACGGACCAAATCCAGCATCGTTAGCAGTGATTCGGATGATGTCACCAGCAACAGCAGAAGCAACGAAATAAGCGTTTACGTCAGCGTTGATTCGAGCAACAAACAAAGCTTGCAATTCAGCAGCAGTAGGAGTAACGTCAGTAGAAACTGTGTAGGTACGAGCTTGATAAGTAGCACCAGTCTCTTGACCTCCTTGGAAGAAGTTAACTACGTTTGGAGCGTAGATAGTCATAGAGTAAATAGTGTTACCAAGCAAAGTAGCTCCAGTAACGTCAACGTCTACTACGTTAGCTGTACCAGCAGCATAAGCGTTGTAGTCAAAGTAAAGAAGGTCGCAAGCACGTACTTTCAAAGCATCGTCTCCAGACTCGTCTTTAACAGTCAATACACCATCAGCTAGAACGATGTCTCCAGCAGCATAAGTGTCAAGGTTGAATGCGATATCTACATTCGGTACCTTAGGTAATTTGTAAGTAATCATTTTGTTTTGTTTTTTACACTGATATTTCTACCTGTGTTGGTTAATAAATTAAACACTGTTGAGTGCAAATATATGCATATTTTTTTACCAAAATTTTTGGGGTTTGGGGTTGTTTCTTTTTTCTTTTTTGATTATATAGAGTATATACGTAGTATATACGATAATATAATCTTTTTCTTTCTTTCTTTTCTTTTGGTTCTTTTCTTTTCTTTCTTTCTTTATTTTTTCTTTTTTCTTTATTAAAAATTTGGAGATTAAAAAAACATCCTTAACTTTGTCCTGTTAGAGATGCAGACTAACATCACAGATTCGCAATTTCATTTGATTTGGTTTAGTTATAGAATCCCGCTGAGTGCTGCATCCACTGGCGGGTTTTTTATTTTTTGATATGAACGATTTTAAGGTAATATGTTTGAACGATAAAGGTAAACCTGATGGGTTTATTGGAACGTGGATTAAGAAAGGTGAGGTGTACACCGTGATTGACTGTAAGCATCTTGCTAGGCAGCGAATGGTATTGGGATATAGGCTTGAAGAAGCTCCTATTGACGAAAATAGCAAGTTTCAGTTCTTTGTGTCAAATAGATTCAGACCATACAACGATGAAGACCTTGCAATGCAAAAAGCTGTTGAGGAACTTTTAGAGGAGGTAGAGAATGAATATGCTTGATTTCATATCTGACCTAGATGCCTTTAGGGATATAAGCTTCAACGAAGACGACCATTCCTACAAGTACAGAGACAAGGTATGCACATCCGTAACTACGCTAATCAAAAAGTACGAGACTCCGTTTGATTCAAATGCACAGGCTGAAAAGTATGCTACAAAGCATGGCTTAAACAAAGCACTAGTCCTTCTTGAGTGGGAACAAAAGAAAATAATAGCAGCAAACAAAGGGACAGAACTTCACAAGTATGCAGAGCTAAAATTCTCTTCTAAGCACTACAATTTTGATGAAGAGTATCTTCCAAAGAAGACAGCAGAGATAATTGATATGTTCTTTGAGGATTCAAAGGGATGGCTTATACCCGTAAAAATGGAATGGATAGTAGGCGACTACGAGCTTGGTGTTTGCGGGTGTATGGATAAGTTATTTTACAACCTAAGAGAAGAAGAGCTTCAAGTATGGGATTACAAAACAAGTAAACAGATATCCACATACAATCCATTTAAGACAACAATGATTAATGGATTAGAACATCTTTACCAAACAGACTACAACAAATTTTCTCTACAAACAGGTGTTTATAAAAAAATTGTACACAGAAATACTAAACTTAAACTTGGAAGTTCATATATTTGTTGGGTGAACGAAAAGAACGACACATACAAAGTATTCAAAATGGCTGAGCTTCAGGATGAGGTAGATTATATGCTTGGTCGCCAAAAGCATCTAAATGAGCACCTCTTCAGTATATTCGAGTAATAAGCTAAAAGACATCTTAAAGGACAAGACTCAGCACTTTGTGATTAGGTCGTATATGACGGCTGCGTTTGAATACGATAGAAGAAAAGAAGAAATGCATCTTTATTGGTACAACAGAAATAGCTCATTTGACTTGGAGCTTGGTAAGTACCACAATATGTCGTTCAAGAAGATGAATAAAAAAGAATTAAAGTTATTTGATTCAATCATTGACCAATACGTAAAAACTGTTGACAGAAAGGATGGATGCGTATGGGAGCATAAAGAAATAGGCTTCAACAAAGATTTAGTCAAAACCTATCAGCTTAGTCTATTATGAAAAAACCCCGCTAGTTGCGGGGCTTAAATCTTTTATGTAGTAATTATTACTTAGCGCTTTCTAAAGCAGCAACCTTAGCAGATAATTCTTGAACAGCTTTAACAAGAATAGGAATTAATTTTCCGTAAGATGCTTCAAGTCTTTCAGGATTCTCTTCATAAACTAATTTAAGAGATTCAGCTTCTCCAGATTCTTCTTGAGTTTGCTTCAAGTCTTGAGCAATAAATCCGAAATCTTTAATGTTCTTACGACCTCCTTCAGCACGCTCATTCCATACGAACTTAACAGGCTTAAGTGCATTAACAAAGTCAAGACCAACAGGAAGAGTTTTTACACTTTTCTTGTCACGAGCATCAGACAATGAAGTGATGGTAGTCACCGCACATCGAAGAACTGAGTTAGAAGAATTACCAAGAGTAATCTCATTTGATGCAGTTACTGTAGAACCAGAAACAGCGTGTCCAATAAAAATATTATTACCTCCAGTAGTAGCTGAATTACCTGCATTTCTACCGATAGCCGTATTGTTGCTACCAGTACAAAGTGACAATGCAGCATTACCAACAGCAGTGTTAGCGTCACCAGAAGTTACAGTTTGCAATGCATCTTTACCAATAGCTACGGTATTACTACCAACCCCGGTTGCATTTAATGCAGCGTTTGAACCAATACCAATAATATTAGCTGAAGGATTATTTCTTACAGGTGTTCCGTTTAGAGTTACATTCCCAGCAATAAAGTATGGGTTAATAACATCAACATTAATTGTACTCATCTTTGTTTATATTTAATTGTTATACGATACTTAGCGTTGTGTTGGCTGGTATTGTTATACTTGAGCCAGTACATATTTCAAGAGGACTATCGTACTCTAGCGTAGAATTGTCAGGAAGGGTTATATTTCCACTAAGACATCCAACATTTCTAAATCCATTAAGCAAAATGCTACTTGTAGTATCACCACCTGATGTATTTAGTATAGAGACAATCTCTCGGATGTCTTCAACTATATAATTCTCGTTCCTATTGCTTCCCGAGTTGTTTTTATTTTGCGAGCGTTGAATCATAGTAAATTATTTTGTCACAAATATAACTGAAAATTGTGACTAGCATTTTTTACTTTATTATCTTCAGAATCTTTCCGTTCTTATCTACCCTTGCAAGCCTCATCCTGTAGTTTGTTTCTTTGCTTTGTACATACCTTACAGTTACTTGCTTTGATATAGCTTCTCCCGCAATATTTTCCGGTTCATACTTAACATGAGCCAACGCATTGATGTATGCATACGTTATAGAGAAGATAACGTCATCATAGTCGTATCTTAAATCGGAAGCTTGGTATCTTGTTTGCCTATTTGTGTTCTGACTCTTTAAATCCTTCTCCACAAACGTCTTTAATTGCTCCCAAACCCAAGGAACGTGAATGTTATCTCCATAAGCATCCAACATTTCCTCAGTTTTAGCGATGATACGCGGAGCGGTATTTACTTTATTCGATATTCCAAACCATTTACCCCCATGTGTCTGAAAATATTCAGGCAATTGTGAGTTTGCAGTGAATTTATGCCTAAAACCATGCATCTCTTGGAAGTCTACGTGCATATCCCCAATGTTATTCTCCACTAATTCCTTTACTCCCTGCTTTCTTTGCTGGTCATAGTACAATGATTGTAACAATACCTGTAGATAATCGTTTTTAAACCGTTTATCCTTGTGAAAAACGACAGAAGCAACCGAATTGGTGAGTGAATCCCATATAGCACTGGACATTTTAGAGTGTCCTGTCTCGGAATTTATGGGGTCAGTACCTTGATAGTACCTATTCTTCCACACTTCATCTTTTGGCGGGTGATGAACAACTATTGCAGTAGTAGAAATGTGCTCCCTGTCTCCTGTTTCTACCCATCTTGCACCGATAATCTTATATTCCGTATGCAAATCAGGCGTAGGTTGACTCATATCGAATATAGGGTCAAAGAATCCGTACTGAATAGGCACTTCCATGCTATATATATCGTGCAATCTCTTGTTTGAGTAGTGTATAGGGACAAGTGTTCTTGACTTCCTAATGAACATATCGTCTACAGTGATTGGGTAATGCTGGTGAAACTGAACCCTAGCCAATTCACCTTTCTTACTTTCACCTATAGCCATATATGCCTTCTTCTCTTTCTCTATGTGCTCATCTGTAACACCTCTTCTTGCATAGGCATTAAAGAATAATGGAATAACTCCGTACTGATAGTTCTCTTCCTCCCATTGCCTAAGGCACATTTTGAATTCTGATTCGAATACAGAGCCTCCTTTGTCCATTTCACCTCCTGTACCCCAAGCGATGAACTGCTGTTGCATGGTCATCTTTCCTGTGTCAGGATTAAACTTGAACAAAGCAGGACGACCCTCACGCATCATCTCACCAAATATGTCGAATAAACCAATCTCATCCACCATTACTAGCGAAGGAGAACCACCATTGATAGCATCTATCTGTGGGCTATCTACCTGAAAACGAGATGCACCACCTTCTTCACGTCCCTTTCTATCGCCCTTCTTATCGAAGCTCATAATCTGGTCTGTCCAGTTCTTTACTTCCTGTGCAATAAACCCGGGTACTTTAGTGTATGCCCATTTAACCTTATCCCTAAATATCTCTATACCCTTGTCCTTAGAGTGCGTAACAAACTTGACAAAGTATGATTTGTTTAGGTTGGTTCGTTTCATTCCCGCAAGACACATCGTAGTGGTAAATCCTATCTGTCGTGCCTTACCAATCATAAATGAATACCCACAATCAAATAGGAATAGAAGAACTTCCTGTGCATCCCATGCCTTATATTGGAGCGCACCACCATCTACACGGTCTTCTTTTATCTTACCGTATTTGTTACAGAAGTAAAGGGTATTGTCTTTACACCTTTGTATCTCTACTTTGAGCCAATCTAGTTGCTCTTCTTCGGTATAAAAATCAAGTATGGTGGAATCATCCTCCAGCCATACCTGTGCTTGTTTGCGATACAAGTCAAACGGAGTGTACTTTATTTTATTCTGCCATCCCGAGTTTATGCTGTTTATCCACTTGACAAAATCTTCTGGATATTCAAACTCTGGGTGATTAGGCTTCCATTGTTTTGTTCTTACTCCGTTTGAAATGGTATCGTCTTGAATTAAATCAAAACCCATTCTAGTAGTCTTTCATTTTTCCAAATTTGCTTTTGGACATCTTTTTTTCTCGTTTCTCTTCTTTCTTAGACTCTGACTTCTCGTGCTTCATCATATCTTTCTTAGAAGAGTATGACTCTTCGCCCTTAGTCCCTTTGTATTCAAACAAAGCTTTTTTAAGTGCGTTCTTTGATTTCATGATTATCTAATTCTTTTAGGAGTCTTAGAGCTCTTCATTGTCTCGTTAAGAGTACCGGGAGAAGATGTTGATTTCTTTTGGCTTCGGCTGAACCCAACATAAGAATCCCCAACAATGTATCCTTTATCCTTAGATACTTTTCTATTAGCAGCATTTTGACTAATAGATTTTTGCTTGATTGTTCTAGGAGATTTAGATTGTGACATTGCATCTTGAACATTCCCCGGAGAGGAAGTAGATTTTTTCTGGTTTCGGCTAAAAGGAACATAAGATTCTCCGACAATGTATCCTTTGTCTTTTGAAACCTTACGGTTAGCAGCATTTTGACTGATGCCTTTGCTCTGCTTTAGCTTGTCCATAGCAGCAGATAATGTTTGTTTGATGTTTTTTTTAGGTGTTAACATGATTATTTGTTTTTAGTTTTTACTTTTAATTTTCCTAAACTTTTCTTTAGGTTTAACTTTAAGGATTTTCCCTTATTGGCTTCCCGTTTCTTAGCAGAGGCATAAGCCTTCCTTAATAACTTAGGGTCTATGCCCGACATCTTTCCAAGCATTACTTACTAAGTTTTTTAAGAATAGCATCAAGCTTCTTCTGAATAGGAACTAAATCTCTAGCTTCGCCTTTACGCTTACCTATCTTCTTTTTATCTTCTTTATGCCACTTACCGGGAAGGCGCTCCTTGTTCTCGTAATGAGTAACCTCAGGCTTTTTCTTTGGTGCGTAGAAGTCCATAGCTATTAATTTTAATTAGACAAATATATGAATATTTATTTTATTGAACTTTTCCGTTCACTATTCTATAGTTTCTAAACTCATAGTCACCATTCTCCTCAGTCTCAATGGTCGCAAATCCGTGATTCCACTTGTTGTAAGGGAAGTAGTCCGGGGACAATCCACACAAGGACCCAATAGAAAACGTAGTAACCACATTACCATTCACATCCTTCTCAGTGTGCTCACTAGTCTGATGATGATGTCCTACAGCACAATTAGCCTTAGCCTTCATGTATAGACCTCTCGCACTATTCACAGGACTAAACACACTCTGACCAAACTCATGACCATGCATTACAATCATATTACCCATACGGCACAATTGCTTGCTGTCTACCTGCTGAACTCCAAGCTCACCGAATCGAAGTACCTCTGACAATTTAAAGTCCTTTATACCTAACAATTCAGGAGCCTTAGTCATCATGTAATGTTCCCATCTGTCCTCGTGATTACCAATCTTAAAGTATATAGGGCAATTAAATGTGTCTTTAAGCATACGAAGGAACTCACGCGTAAGCTCAATCTCTCCTGCTAGGTCTCTAAGAAGCCTATCCTTAATAAACCTAGATGCCTGATACATATCAACCGTATCTCCATTTAGATAGATGAAGTTAGGCTTGAACTTAATCCCGTGAGTTATCGCTGCCTCAAGGGCTTCCATATCATGATAAGGGATATGGATGTCATTCATAATCAACCCCCGGTTACTAGCTACCGGCATAATGTAATCACCCTTCTTTTGGTAATCACTTTCCGGAAGTTTAAAAGTACCTAGAGCTGCTTTCCTTTGCTCAGGTGTCCTTTCAAATTTCTCTTTCTTTTCGGTTTTACGTTCAATTCTTTCGTTCCTTCGGTATCTTACCGATTGACGAGCATCTTCCAGTGTGTTAAACATACTAGGATAGTCTTCGCGAATCATCTTAGCTATTGTGAGCGTAGGATGCTCAGGAAAATTTTCTAGGTATTCATAAATTACCTTGTCTAGTTCTTTACTCTTCTGACTCATATTGTTCTTGTAATTCGTTCGTCCTATGAATCATCTTATCATAGTTCCTTACAGCGGAGAAGATGCTCTTCATAGAACCTTTGTAAAAATACACAGGATTTACCATGTACGTTCTTCGACCCTTCTCCACGTCAAACCGAATCAAGTCTTTCTCACATAATTGACCAATAGCTTTAATCACATATCTCATGTTCATTCCGGTCGCATTCCTAATGTCCCTCAACCCATAGTTACGCATCACGTTACCATAGTTCATCTCCTTAGTCATAAACCTAAGCATCTTATGTGAGCAAGGCAATAGCCCGTCCTGAACTTCCAATGACTCAACAAAGGTTATCAGATAACGGGTCTTCTTTTTCTTAAATATACTCTGTATCAAATTTTCAACGGAAGCGTCCCAAGGTTCAGCCAACGGAACAACATTCCCCGTCACATCCTCATAATACAGCTTAGGCTTTTTCAGCTTTAGCCTCTCTATCCTATCTGCCTCAAGTAAAAGCAAATCATACACAATGTTATTTTCCATCTATACTTCTTATTAAATTATCTACGTTGTTCTTAACCTTCTTCAAATGAGAAACAACCTTATGCTGGTAGAAGATAAAAGAATTCAACGCCCTACTAAACTCCACAACACTCATATTCCCCTTTAACTTATTACAGTCCCCACAGCAAGGAACCTTATTCTTGTTACTCAACTTACCTCCCCTACTCTTAGGAAACAAATGGTCCACAGTCCTAGAATACTCATCCAAAGGACACTTGCAATACATACAAACACTAAGGTCTACGCCCTCTTTACTAATCATAATCCTTTTTCCGCAAATTTAAACAAATTTTATTAAAGTGTTACCACAAGTCGTTATGTACAGTCTGTTACCACTTTTGTAAACGCGAATCATCAGTGTTTACTGGGCTTACAAGAAAAGTTCCCTTATATGGTTTATTCCCTACCAGTTAGAACAGAATATCATGGATGCCATGTAATTATCATCAGTCGGCAACGGAGTGACGATATGATGAAGAATGCAATGGTGTATCAACAATACCTCCGTATGCCTCCCTCCTATAATTAACTCTGTCCAAATGTACCCTATCCCTTTTACGTACCCCTCCACCTTTATATATCGGAATATCCCCTACCCTATATGCAAATACCCCTAGCCCGGAAAAAAACGATACGTGTATTTAGAGGATTAAAAATGGTACGTGTATTTAGAGGTACCACACTATACATCAGTACCCCTCCCCTCTCCACAGGGAAAACCACTTCAACAAACGCTTCACATAACATACCATAACTATCTTTATTCCAGCCCGTTACGCTGCCCATGCTTCCCACGTACCGCATACTAGTTTTTCCCTAACGCATTGACTACTAGTTCTTTACGTCTCTTTACCTCAACCTTTCCTTAGCTTTGGTAAACTATATATGACGTATAACGGCGTACTACCATAAACATATACGTTCTATTTCACCTGCTATTCATGCCCACACTAATTACCACTAATGCATAGCTTTATGCACAATATCACTACATATAACTACATTTATTCCCTTTGCAACCAATCTCTAACTAATTGATTTTCAGCACACTAAAAATTAATTCAAATCTTTTTTTACTTTTTTTGCTTTAAAACAAAACTTTATACATACTTTTGGCAATGTAATCAAACGGAAACGATATGAAAGCAACAACAAACACACACACACGAGTAACAACAACAACAACCTTTAAAAACGATTTAGTTATAACATTTAGTAAGGACGTAAGAGTTAAGCACAAACAAAAAGAAACAACAAACGGACGTCGAAAGGTTCGGTTCGAAGACAAAAAAGAGCGGGTATTCAACGACGTATGTTTTCAGATGCATAAGAGCGACCGCGCGGAACGTCAACGAAACGAGCGACGGGCTAAAAGAAAGTAGTTAGGTTTTTATTGGGCGCAAGGGCGCAAGTGGTGACCACACTATAAACGGACGAACGGAAAGCAAAATAGTGCATATCCTTAACAGGATAGGTCTATCCAAACGGATAGGTTTAGGCTCTCGAAGTGCTCAAACTATTTTAAAACTTTTATCATGAATTCAGTAAACTTAAATGTAAAATTTGTACAAGGTACAAGCGAATTGAATATTTCAAACCTTGTTGTTGAAACGACAAAGATAAGCGAAGTTAGCGGTACATTAGCGCGTAAAGTATTGACGGCACGCGCAAATATGAAACGTTATGGCTTTGCTATAAAGGGCTTTTCATTTAACCGAAAGTTTGATATTATTTTGTCTATCAATGGACAAGAGGGAACAAACATAAACGAATTGTTTGCGGGCTTAGGTGACTTCAAGATTACTTTACAAACTACCGAAAGCAGCTTTAAAAAGTTTGCAGACATTATTCATGACCTTGTTTTCGAACAGATGACAAATGCATCGCAGATGGTGTATGAATTAGAAGAGGTTAAAGAAGTAAAACTAATCGGATAAGAATAAAGATATTGTTTAATCGGGCGCACTGGAAATGGTGTGCCCTTATTGTATTGAGTTATGAAAAAACTGATTCAAATTTTAATGCTTGTATGCCTATTCTTATTGACCTTAGGCTTACTAGATGAGCCGAGCACAAACCTATTCATGTTAGGCATGGGCTACGTATTAACAAGCGGATTACTAATCGTTTCAATAATAGATGAGAGATGAAAAAGATAATCATAACTATAGACGGATACCATGCCATCCAGAGTAAAGTGATGGCGACCTTATCAGAACAGAAAGCGATTGAAAAAATAAGAGAGGTGCAAGATTACATCAACTACCACAAGGAAACATCTAACATGGAGGTTGATGAGCATCTAAACTTTATCAATTGCTGCTGCTACGATGACTTTATATCAGTATCAGTGGAGGATACTCTAGAAGAAGAGAAGCCTTGTTCCCTATCAACAGAGGAATTTCTAT